GACGCTAAGAATACCGTCTGCCATTTCAGCACGATCTACCTCCATATACTCTCCAAGAGCAAAGGTGCGTGTGAATTTGCGAGTTGCGATACCCTTATGTAGAACATTACTGTTCTCTTCTTCGGTTTTCTCACCCTTGATAATTAAACTTCCATTATTTACAGAAACCTCAACTTCGTCCTTGCTGAAACCAGCAATGGCCAAAGATAACTTGTAAGTGTCCTCATCAAGTTTTACCACATCATATGGTGGATAAGATTGACGAGTTGCCTCACGATGGATATTAGAAAAACGGTCCAACTCTCTGTTGAAACCAATAAAAAATGGATCCTTAAAAAGATCCAATGCAAATGAACTTACCATGTTTCCTCCTTGTTAAGCGAGTTCAATATATACCCCCCTTTGGGCAGGTACTTTTATATTATAGCATAAAAAATGGAGATGTCAAATTAATAACATCTCCAAATTTTATTTAATTAACTTATGCCATATTTGCTGGCTTACCGCTACCGCCAGATTTCTTTGCAGGAGCCTTCTTTGCAGGAGCCTTCTTTGCAGGAGACTTTACTTCAAGTTTAGCAAGTGCATCTGTCAAAGCAGTAACTGCTGGCATCTTACCGAATGCTGGATCGTTTGGATTAAATGCTCTCAATGCCACTGGTGCAACTGCTGCAACAAGTGAGTATGCAAGTGTTTTAAGATCTGTAACGCCAGACATATATAATGCGATTGCAGCACCAAGAACAGAGCGTCCGTATGATGCAAGCATTGCCTTTGTTTGTTTATTCATGTTATTCCTCCTAGGATATTAACCTTGTTATGACATCGAAACCGAGCCATAAACCAATTATACCAGCAACGCCAGCAAATACTGGTGGTGCTGGAACTGGTAATTTAAACGCTGCAAATATAACTCCGCAGCCAAAACCAGTCAGAGTTGAAAAAATAATATCTTTCATTTTTCTTCCTTTTTGTTATTTGGATGATCAAGTGGTGTTGCTACTGTTATTAATGTTCCACATTTAGCACACTCACCATCCAACATATACATTCCTAATTCATAATCTACTGGATCAATTTTTACACTGACCTTTAGTAGATCAAACCCACATTCAGGACAAACACATGTTGGAATACCTCTTGCATTAATCATTTTAAACCTTTTGATTCTACATATTGTTTAATAAATGGAATTATCACTTCAAATTCTTCTCTTGGCACTGCATTAATAAGTAAATGATTTATTCCATTATCTTCAAGCATTGTAATGAATTCATCAAAACTTTCAGGAGTAAAATATTCAACATCATCAACTATTTGTGATGCCTCTCCTTTTTTCCAAATTGGTCTCACTGCATAATCTTTTAAAGATAAAAGTTCTTCTTCTGTTTCTCTAATGATTGGTGTCATTGTTAACATTACATCTATATTTTTTATATCAAAATCAATCATTGATGAAGGATCTTTATATTGATCAGAAAAAAATCCACGTTTATATATATTATATGGAAATATAATTTTATTATTATATTCTTTTATTATATCAAAAACGTAACTATTTGTTGTAGAGACATAAAAATCTAAAGTATTTTCTAATTGATCACCATTTGCATCTTTACTATTATTAATTTTTTTTGACATTTCATTTAATTCTTTAATAAAACTAATAGTATAGTTTGATCTATCAACGGAACTTGACAAATCATTTACTTCTCCAACTATGCCACCTATATTTTTTTCATGATCTTTAATATAGCCAGATACAATATTTATTTGAAGTCTATTTGCTGACATTTGATTAATTGATTTTGTAATTGCATAAAGATATTGTGGTGAAATAGTATATGGTCTAATTGCAACCAAATATTTAATTTTTTCTTCATTGTTTATTTCTCTAGCAACTCTTACAAACATATCTCCTTGAGTTGGATCATATGTATACATTACTCCAGAAAAATGATGCTTCTCTAAACTAGATGCATGCTCTAGAACAGTTTTATCATTAAAAACACCACCGAAGTAATAAAATATCATATTTATATTCTATCACTATCTTCTGGATAGATTTTTTGCAGTTTATCAAAAGCAGATCTAAATCTTAAAATAGACAAATCATTAGGATTTTCTAAGTCAAAAGCAATTTCATTTCTATATTCTATTAATGCATCATGAACATCTTCGATATATCTATAGGCGGTATCCCTTGTTTCGTTTAAAAAAGACAAAAGGTGTTCTTGGTCTACGGCATTATCTTTATTAAATTTCTTTTGTGAAATTTCAGCAATTACTATAGCCTCATTTAATCTTAACAAAAGTTCTAAATTTTTATTTCTTAACCTTAAATTAATTGTAATAAATAAAATAAATAGTATTCCAAAAACTATAAATGTAAATAAATCAATCATATATTATTTCCTATCTTCATGAGTTACCCAATAATATTTGCAGGTAGAGCAGCATGGATTATTATAAATACTGTGCTTTGCGTAGCCAAACTTGGCATAAAACATAGGATCTTTATCAAACAAACTAGCCTTATGTGTAGTTACTATACGCATAAGTTTATTGGTGTCTGACCAAAACGAAGGTTTATTATCTCCCCATATGTCCCAGCACTGATCTTTTAATCTATTAAGATTGGCTTCGTTGTTTTCTGTACGAATACCTCGCCCACGAGCCTCATGAATCATTGCCTGTACATATTGCCATAGACCACGCTCATAACCCTTCCACATAAGGACAGCAGGATGATTGCGCCAACCACCAGTAGGTGACTTGCCAGACAAAACATTAAGAATTTGATAACATTCAAGAATTTGTTTATTTAAGCGTTTGCTATCAAGCCAACTAGCAGTAAGTGTAGCATTTGCTGACGGTAAAAATGTTTGCATTAGTTCCAATCCTCTTCTTCATCTATATCTCCAAATATATCAAAATTTCCTATATTTGTCAATTGCTTTATCCAAAATAAAATTATTGTAAATATTGCTAATAAACTTAGTAAAAGCATTATAATTTTCTTTTTCATACGCCACCCTCTCTGACAAGCAAAACTATTGCGCCATTATCCTCAAGTGCTTTTTTGGCACGGATCATATATTCTGCAGCACGAATTTTATCTTCCCCAGTTAATCTCATAAAATTTGGTTCGCTTGCCCTTAATGTAATAAAATGTTCATTATCAACTACATCTAAAACAAAACCATCAGGGCAAAAATGTGCAACAGATTTAAATGCATTAGCCATTTGTGGTGTATACATTATTCAAAATCCTTTTGATTTTCAAACATCTCATTTATTTTATTTTCTACTTCTTCAAGATCTCGATCATCCATATGATTTTTACAAACTGGATGAATAGAATATCCATCTGCCCTTATTGTAATTGCAAATGCATTACAATAAAAACATTGAGACATAAGTTTTTTATTTCTTTGTCTCAAAAATTCAAGATATTCTTTATTGTTCATTTTTATCCAAAGTTAAATTTTGCCAAATATTTGACCATTCTGTTGAAGTTTTGTGGTTATTAAATTCTTTAGATATTTCTCCACTCTCTAAATATATTCCACCCCAAACACCCCACTCTTTAGTGGAAACACCAACAGCAAAACATGTTTTGGCAACAGAACAGTTTAAACAAAGAAGATCTATAGCAGGTCTTAATGCTGTTTCTTCTTCATATTTTTCAAAAAATAAATTTGTATCATATTCAAAACAAGATGCATTATCTTTCCATTTAAGTTTGTGCATGTCCTACTATAAACCTTTCTGGAATATCCCAGCCATTCCTGTTTGGTTCAAACCTTCTAGCCATGTACCAATTTCCTTTATAGTAAACCCCATGCTTAGAAGTTTTTGCTTTGTCAGACTTATATCTGCTTACAACAGTCCAGCCATCCCAAAACAGTTCTTTACTTTTAGACACTATTAATTCCATTTGTTCTAATGTTTCTATAATCATTATTCTCCTAGTATTTAAATATTCCGACTTCAACATTATTTAATTGTGCTTGTGCAACTAACTTTGAATTATTTTCGTTTGGCTTAGAAAGATAAACAAAATAATTAATTTCTGAAAAATTATCCGCAAGCCATGACGGTGCAACCTTATACATTTTTATTTTTTTGCCACGGGACTTCATACCTTTTTCTGACACATTAGTAAACTCCATAACCATTGAATTTACTTTTGCAGGTCCTGCAGTATAAATATAAAAATACTCATCGTTTTCTGGCATGCTTGACAGGGCTACGCCCATAGCACGGAGGAAAACCTGGTAGTCTTCAAAACTACTAGTTCCCTGTACCCCCACGATCATTTAAGTTCCCTTCTCGTAATCTATCGATTATAAACATCATTTTATCTAATTGTACCTTATTCATAGTCATTGTGTCAACTTTCCTTGTGGTATCTTTGTCAACATTGTCCCCTTCCATATCTGCGGTATAGAAGACATTATCTTTAATCCAGTACGCTTGGTTATCCATAATTATTACCTTTATGTTAGTCCTTGCATCATGCACTGTTGACTGCCTTTGTTTTTTTACTTTGTTTTTAATTTTTGGAAATTTTTCCATTGAAAGTAAAAGCAAATAAATTTCACTTTGACGCATGCCCGTTTTTATCTTAGGTTCATTTAAAATATTATATCTTGACTGTAACATGGCAACGATATATATTAAAATAAAAGCAAAACCAAAGCCTATGTAGTATTTCATATTATCACCAAGACAATTATACTACTCTGTTACAAGGCCCCGCTTAATTTCTTTTAAAATAAAAGAAAGATCTTTATCTAATGACTTTATTGATTCCTCATCAAAGGCTTTTGGTGTCAAGGTAACAATTGGATTTTTATCCATTACATTCATATTTACCATACCAACTTCCCATAATTGCATCATATGATAGTCAAACATATTTGCTACCTCTCTGTGTAGCATGGGACTAACTTCTTCTAACTTATTAGTAAATGTATATAACATTTCTCCAGTTTCTGGATCTAGCCCTGCTGGTTCAACAGCACCACTTAAAATTAAATCCTCGATTTCCATATTAACCCCTTATTCTCCACGTCATTGATTTAGGACCACGTTTATTTAAAATAAATAGATGGTGTTTAAACTGATCTTCAAGTTCTTGATAAATTTCTGGAGCAAGTTCTTTTAACTTATCTGTAATACTGTAATAAGTTTCTCCGCTTTCAAGATCAATATCAGCAATTTCAAGACCACCTTGTAAAACTAAATGCTCTACTAAAGCATTAGTTCGAGCATCCATTTACTTGCCAGACTTTTTTCTTTGTGCAGCAAGTGCAGCAAAATCTTTTACTTTAGTATCGCCAAGGTATCCCCAAGCATACCCGTCTTCTATCATATGATCATTAACAGAGATTGTATCTCCATCAACATATAACCAACCAAGAATACGACCATACTTTTCTGATGAGTCTGGCTTTTCTGTTTTAATAACAACATCTTTGGCATCTTTAAGTTTCTTCTTAAGATATTCTTTAGCCTCAAGACCCAATGTTTTTTCAAACTTATCAGATGTTCTTGATTCTGGTGTATCTATACCAGCAAGACGTACCCGTTGAGAAAATGATACATCAAATCCAAGATCAATGTCTACATCAATTGTGTCACCGTCTACAACATTAGTAATCTTTTTTACTCTATATTCATACATTAGTTTTCACTCCCCGTGAGTTTATTTTCAATAAGTCTTTCTCTTTCATCAACTACACTAACCATAAATTTCATCATATTATCATATCCAACGGCATTATCCATAGCCTTATTATAATGATGTGCACAAAATAATAAATCAAATCCATTTTTACCAAAAATCTTTACGTATGCTTGTGCACCACAACGATCACATCTATCTGTAGCATCTAAAAGCCAAACTTTTTCTTCTTCAGACTTTAACATGGTAAACATATTATACCTTTCTATTATCAGTTTTATAGAATCCAGAGCCATTGAATGTAACTCCTATACTAGAGTATACACGTACCAAAGGCTTTTGGCAAGTATCACATAAATACCCTGGATCATCCTCTGACATACCTCTAACCTTGGTATAACGCAAACCGCAAGGCATGCAATCATATTCATATGCTGGCATACTACTTTTTCTTTCGTAGTTGCCAAACAGGTATTCCACGTGGTGCAGAACTTAACTCATAACCCAACACTTTAGCAACAAATCTAATAATCTTAATACGCATTAGTTTACCTTCTTTCTAAACTTAGACCACATTATTTCAAAAAGAGAGTACCCAAAAATTTCCCAAATAATGTATCCAAAAAGACCCATCCCTATTTTTTCAAAATATTCGTACTCCCATTTCCCAGTAATAAAATATATTACAGTAGAAAAAATTAAAGTAGCAATGGTTACATGATATATCGTATAGCAGGTTGCCTTTAAAGAAATTCTTTTAATTGATTCCATTTTTATTCCTCCTTTTGGAATATATACAATTATAGCATTCATTGGGCAGTTTTAGTCATGCCCAGGACTTTGAATTACTTAATAAATGGATATGTTAGAAACTTAGTTAGCCCAGAAATAAATTGAGAAAACGTATTTGTTTGACCAACATACTTTGTTGCTGCTACAGCATTGGCAACTGAAGTACCAGAAACTGTAGCAGTGGTTCCATTGTACCTAATAATACTCATATCTCCAATGGCTACCACATCAAGTCCAGGCCCTCTGTTTGTTGCAGCAGCAAATGCATCGCCTTTAGCAGTAAGAGCACCAACACCAATAACTCCATCTAAGCATGAAGGAAATCCGACCTTAGTTGTAAGTTTATCATTTCCAGTTGCAGCAAATGTTGGAATATTTTTATCATTTAATGATTTAACTGCATTAGAAATTGTTAGATCTATTGGACATGTTCCATCAGCAAAATTAACTCTTGATTGACTAATTGAAATAGCATCAATACTATATTTTATTGCATTCTCATTTACCCACTTAATAGCATTTGCCATACTATTTCCAGAATTTATCGAACTTCCGTCTGGAAAAATATCTGCAATTCTAACAAAAACAATTTTAATATTAGAATTTGTATTAATTGAAGTTTGAACCATTGATTGTCCATGATAGACACCACTCAACATAGATGTTGGCCAAACTGGAGAATTAGCAGATCCTTTGCCTTCCATAAAATTAGTTTTATTTGGACAAGATTTATTTTCTGTAAAACATGCCTCATAAATAATTGAAGTAAATTTGCTTGAATCAATTGCAGAATCAATAATTGCTACGACTCTTTCATCTGCTGCCTTTGCAATTTGCATAGGTGCAAAAATAGTTAATGCTGTTAGGATTGTTACTAATAATTTTTTCATTGTGTTACCTTTCTGTTAGATGAATATTCTTACTACATGTTCGCATGGGTCGCCTCCTGCTTCCCATTCTTCTATTTCTTCTTCACTCATATATTGATAGCCACCGTCATGTGTGTGACAATAAGGGTCACTAATCCAGCCTCTTTCGATGCCATTAGTTAACCAAATACCAAACTCCTGCTCCTCTGGAGACAAGTCTTCCATACCCATATGATTCATATATTTAGTATACTCTTAAACACTTAGAATGTCAATAGGACCTTTACAAGACATAGAGTGATTAATGGCAGCATTTACTGCAAGTACCGCTCTTTTTCTTGCATCCTTTTGTTTTTGTGTTGAATACAATGACCCTAATGCAAGATCACCCCCAGACCCCATGGCAAGATAATCTTGTTCATATTGTGTTAATGACATATCCGCAGCATTGTGCTCATATATTTTTCCACGCACACAAATGATCATACCAAAATCAGAACCATTTGATGTATCTACCCACCAATTTTCATAAAATGTTCTAAGGGCTTTAAGAAATTTACTATACATAAATTTATCAATACTGCCACGACCTTCATACTCTGGCGGAACAAATAAATGTTTTATTCTATCACCATCCATAGATCCAGCATACCCGAATAAGTAACCTTCTTTTTTCCAAATCTTAGGGCTTGATGAAACATTAATTACATTATCATCAGAGACACCACGATCTCCTGCCATCCATAGTTTATTATTTATTTTATCACGCACAACTGCTATACAAGTCATGGTAGCCTTTCTGATCGTTTATATCAGTATATCAATAAAAAAATGTTTTGTCAATTACTTATTGACTTCTTGTCCGCATGCTGGACAAGTTTTTGGTTTAGTAGTTTTATTTGATACTGGAGCAGAAGATTTTGCTGCAGGCTTTGCTGATCCACCAAATTTTGGACGACCAAACCCTACAATAGAAATCATTTCTCCAGCCTTATTCTTTTTAAATGCACGAAGTTTTTTGGATACTTGTCCACCATTTCTTTGGCTACCCTTTTTATCTGGGCTAGTATTTCCTTCAATGCACCAAACAGTCCCATCTTCGTTATCTGCAATAACAATACCAACATGTGAGATTCTATCTACTCCATCTGATGGAAAATCAAAATAAGCAATATCACCTGGTTCTGGATCTGCTACATCTCCATCAATCCATGCGCCTGCTTTCTTAAATGCTTGTGCACCGCCTGGAGTATAAACAGTATTTGGAACTTTTACACCTGCCTCATTTGCACACCACATAACAAAAGAACCACACCATGGCTGAAAATTAGCCTTTGTAAATGCACCATACTTTGTTTCGTTATCTTTTGGACCTTCAATTGTTCCTAATTCACCTTTAGCAACTTCAATAAGTCGTGCTGCTGTACCTTGTTCTGCCATGATTACTCCTTATGCCAATCTAAATCAACTGGTTGCTCTTCTGGCATTTGACCATCTGGTTTAGCAGCAAGTCTTGCCATAGTAGCATCAATTTCTGCTTGAGCCTTATTCTCAGCAATTTCCAGTTCTGATTCGAGTTTCTTATCAGCCTGTGTATTTTTTGCATCCATTTCTTTATTAGACAATTGTGCTGCCATAATATCTTTAGCACCAGATTGTCCAATTAATAATCCTGCTAATGTTCCTGTAATGAATGTTGCAACTGATCCAAGCACATTGAAGAACATCTTATCATTTTCTGATTGTGCTCCAACTGGTTGTGTAACAAACAACAAACCATATAAAATTCCAAGTGCTGTGAATAAAAGAATTGCACCAAGTGTGCAACCTAAAATAAATTTTAAACGAGCATCTAACTCTGATGGTGTTAATCTTTGTTTAGCCATTTTTCTTTCCGTTCTGGTATTCGTCCCATACTGTTTTACCTACCAAGTCTCTTGAACAAGTTCCAGTAGGCTCACAAACTGGAGGATTACATTCCTTTGCTTCCCAGTTTGCTGGGTCTTGACATTCGTAGCGATAAAAACCATTATAGCCACAACCACTAAGACTTAGTATAAGTATACACGATAAAAGGACTCTATGCATTTTCATAAAGCCATTATACCAATACTATTTAATCTTCTTTTCTTAATGGGATAGTGGCAAGCCAAATAATGGTAGATATTACTGTTGCTACCCCGACTACTTGCTGGGCTGTGCCAGTAAGAGTCAACCATGCGATAAAAAATCCAAGGAGGGTAAAAATCTGAGCAATGCTTTCTTTCACCACTTCCAATGCATATTTTAATACGCCTTTAAGTATATTCATTATTTCCTCCTCGTCATGGACGCTGCCACGATATTTGATGCTATTATAACTGGTATTACGACTTCTTGAACTTTCTCTCTTTGGTCATCTGTCATATCTTTGCCCCATTCAGATGGACTAAAAACCTTTTCTAAATCTATATTTGTTAATGCTGCTATTGGATTTTCTAAAAACTTATCAGCCTGCACCTCAGTAATAGCATCTGCTAATGTATAAGGCATAGGAGCATTTGCATTTTCCGCAGATTTTTCAGAAAATGTAGCAAGGGCTTCAGCAACCGATTCGTTTGATTTTGCAAGGTTTGCTACTATTGCAATTTCTGTTGGTTTGATACCAAGTGTTTGTGCTACTGCAACCTTTTGTTCTGAAGTTAATTTAGTTAATGTATCCTTACTTGTAAGATCAGAAAGTTGTTTTATTAAGTCATTTGTTTCTTTTGATGGTGTTGGAATTACTTCGTCTGGAAATCTTGGATCTTCTGGAGTAATTATTTCTGGATCAATAACAATAACTTCTGGTTCTGTGTTATTATCAGTAGATGGTTCTGGAGAAGGTTCAACAGGAGATGGCGCTGGTGTTGGCTCAGGAGTTGGATTTATATCCGTTGGCTGAGGTGAAGGTTCTGGTGAAGGCTCAGCAGTGGGCGTTGACTCAGGACTTGGAGTTGGATCTGGTGTCACAGTTATTTCAGGACTTGGAGTTGGAGTGGGTTCAGTTGATTGAGTTGGCTGAGGTGTTGGCTCAGGTGTAGTATTTTGCAAAGACGCTATAGCATTTGCTATTAAAGACGATGTGATTCTTGCCTCTTCCTGAACTGCCAATTCTTGCTGAGAAGGCCCTGTAGGGCTTGGAGAAGGCTCTGGGACGGGTTCTGCAGACAAGGTAGGGGTAGGAGATCCTGCCTGAATCTGTGTGGCTCCCCAAGCCTCAAGGGATACTATAGACCCGTCATGTAGGCGAACACCAGTCCTAAGATTAGGATATTCTGGACCTTGATATGAATATGAAACAGCAATTCCACCAGTATTAGTAATAGCAACAAGAATATTAATATTACTTGATTGTGCCCCCCATTGTCCAAATGGGATAACCTCTAGACCTAATTGAAAACCACCTTCAGAATAAGATATATTTAAAGTATCATGTGCGTTATACCAACCAGAAACCCAGTCCATAGAATACAAAGAGATAGAGGGTGTAGATGGATAAGTCCAGTATGTATTGTCTGGCTGACCAAAGGTTATTACTGAATTAGTTGTTGCATAAATATTAGAGTATTGTACGCCATCAAATGTAATTGTAGTTGCTATAGGGATTTGATATGAAGTGTCATCTCCACCGCAGGTATCCATTGTGTGTACCGTCGGAACTTCATCGCCTTCATATGCTGCTGCTATGGTTTGAGATTCTAAATAATTAACACATGTTGCATTTGCATTTATTGGTAGCCATAAATTAAATCCGAAGGCTAATAATATTGCTGTTAATATTCTGATTAATTTTTTAATTTTCCTTTCTTCCTCCAGTTATAGTAAGGTTATTATAACATTTTATTTAAAAAGAAAAGAGCGGAGAATAAATCTCCGCCCTAATCTTAGAAAGTAATTTGATTACTTAAGTGGTGCAGGCAACTTTGCCTTTGGATAAGCCTTCTTAATAGACTTAATCAAGTCATTATAAGCAGTCTTAATATCAGCAATAGCCTTTGCATTTGCAGCCTTTACAGAATCAAGTTCTGCCTTAGCAGCAGCCTGTGCATCAGCAAGAGCCTTATCAGAAGCAACCTTAGCGATTACAGCATCAGCCTTTAACTTAGCAATCTCTGCATTAGCAGTTACCAAATCAGCAGCAGCCTTAGCAGCAGCAGCATCAGTAGTAGCCTTAGCAGAAGCAGCAGCAGATGCAGCAGCAGTTGCATCAGCAGCACGAGCAGCCTTTTCAGCAGCAAGCGATGCTTGAGCAGTTGCTAATTCTGCAGCAAGGTCACGAACGGCAATGTTCTTTGCAACAGATGATGTAACGGTGTTAAAACCAGTTACAGCAGTTGCAAGATCAGATGAGTTTGTTACTGAGAAAATTACAGCAGCCGAACCAGTAGTTGGCATTGTAACTTTAAAATCACGAGTACCAAAATCAGTAAGACCAGTACCAGTATTTGCAGTTGTGGTATCAAGTGTACCGTTAGCAACTACAGCAGTAATAGACTTTCCAGAAACCTTGTTTCCAAATACGTCTGTTGCAGTAACTGTAAGAGTTACTTGTGTTCCAGAAGCGCCAACCTCAAGACCAGATACGGAAAGTGTATTGATCTTACCGACTGCTCCCTGAACATAATAAACCTTAGTTTCACCTTGGTTTGTAATTGAAATTGTTCCAACGGCAGTCGTTTTAGTATATACATAGAACGTTGCAGTTGTTCCTGTTCCAGTTGCAATAGATGTTGTCGCAGAACCGCTTGAGGCAGTTACTGGAGCAGCAGCAGTTGCAAGTGCTGAAACAATAGTTGCATTTGTTGCAGAGGCAGTTACTGTTGTTCCAGTATCTGCAGTTACAACAAACTTAAGAGCATCGGCAGCATCTACCGAATTATCTGCAGGAACTGGAAGTTCGATTGCAGTTGTTGTTGCTGTTCCTGCTGTCGCAGGGGCGGAACCATTAACAGTCAAAGCGACTGACATGGGGGCAGCATTTGCAGTTGCTACTCCAAGTGTGCCCAGTGTCATGGCTGCAACCATGGCGAGAGCGATCTTCTTAAATGAATTCATTTTTCTCCTTTTATTCATTCTGTTTATATTGTTTTTAATCTATCCAAATAGTCATTTATTTCTTCTATTTGTTTAGGTTTATAGTGTATCACATTCTCTGGGAGGTTGTCAACCCGCTTAGGTTTATCCCTAAAAGTATGTATTTCAACTTCAAGGTTTTGATCTCTTGGAGTATATGAGATAGCACCAAAAATAGATCCACACACGGCATCTGCAAGGTCCTTAGATTTTTTGCGTGGGTGGTCAACTTTATCATTTTTCATAATTTTGAGTTCTGTTAATTCTTCAAATAAAAGTTCGATAGCAGGCATAGCAAGTCTTTCTTCATATACAAGCATTGCCATATCCTCATAGTGTTTCTTTGCTACAGATACGGTCTCTGTTCTCATTCCTACAGCCTGCAATTCATTTTGAATATCAAATGATTGCCAACGGTCAAATGTAACTAAACCAATATTAAAACCAAGTCTGCGTAGATTTTGGATCCATTGCTTTACCTCAGATAGATTTACTGGACCCTCTACCTTTGGCTCCCACCAAGCAACAGCATCTACAACCACTACTGGAGAGATCTGTTCATAATCTTTAATTACCTGAACATTAACCCATTTCTCAACATGTGCAATTGCTACTGCACACTTGTCATGTTTTTGTGCAAGGTCAGCATGCACATAATAAACCTTTTCTGGATCTGGCTTAAAATTTTCTTCAAATCTTCTGAAATTATCCAGTGGATTCCTAATACTCATACATGCTCTTACTTTATCTGCCTGCTTAAAAAATGCATCAGAAGCATATGTAGGAACACAAGCGAAACGCATCATAGCATCACCAAGGTCTGTCATAAATGCAATCTTAAAATCATCAATTTTACGAGTTGGATTTACTTCCCATGTAGGTCTTTTAATTGCAAATACTCCAGGGTATTTATAAGATTTGATATGGTCTTCATCCCAAGCAATATCAAACCAATTATCCTTATCATCTTCAGGTAATAATGGATTAATAATAAATCTATGTGTCTTTGATACTGTTTCTTTTTCAGCAATTACTGCTTCATACCGCTCAGAAATAAAGTCACCATTGTATCTTGGGAAAGAAAGAAGAACTACCTTTCCAAGATCTGGGAAACGGGAATCAACTGATCCACGGAAAGCCTTATAGATATTATCTGCTGTTTTACCCTGCTCATTACCTGTTGCTACCTCAGACGCAAAACCTGAAATCTCATCAAGAACTGCAAGCAAAAGATTAAGTCCCTCATGTGATTCTCTTTCTGAGTGACCAGAGTAAACAGTTACAGACTTCTCAAAACTAATAGAGTCTACCTTTGCCTCATACTTACCAGCAAACCATGGGGATCTTTCGATCTTTGATTTAAAACCTTTAAAGAAAACATTTTTTGCTTGCTGTGCGTTAATAGCAACATTGATAAGATCTATGGCATCGCCACTGGGTTTACCGAAATATTTTGCTGGGTCCTTAAGGCATAATAACTTATACACAATGTAAGCACAAGCAACAGTAGAAGTAAAATCTTTTCCACTACCCTTGCCCAATTGGAGGATAATTTCATTCTTAGTAAATTTTTCAAAATATCTTGCGCCTTCCTCTTCTCCCATTATTATTTGAAGATCTTCTTTTCTATATATCTGACTCATTGCTTCAACAATGTCATATTGAATATCTGATAATCCAGGCTGCCCCAAATAATCTGGAGACTCGACAAATGTCTTAGCGTCTACTGGGGTTTCTTCAAAGTGATTATCGGCAAGAGCCTCAAGAAAATCATCAAACTTCATGGACAATTGTAATCACTTCATCCTTTTTAGCAATATCAGAAAGTCTACGCATAATCTCATCACGAATCTCTGGATGTTCTGATGCTATATCTCGAAGAATTGCCATTAAAACTTCTTGTTTCTTTTCTATCTGTAGCATTTCTTCTGCAAGTTCTTTGTTTTCAAGAAGCCCTGCTTTTTGTAACATATCAATTCTCTTAGACTCAATGTCCATAACAAGTTTGATTGCTGCCGTTTTTGCACTTAGATTATTTGTCATTGATGCTTCATCAATAACTTCATATGATTTACTAATAAGTTTATTGTAATGTGTGTCAGCAACTGCAAGTGCTTCTTTTGCACGAGCACGAATTGCATCATTAGCAGAAGCCATAACCTTCCACTCATTGATATGTTGAACTACACGAGTTCTTGGAATAGCAAGATCTTTAGAAATTTTAGTTGCATCATTACCTTTTAGGTATTCTCCAACAACCGTGTTAATCTCATCTAGATGCTTAATTAAATCTTCTTCAGTCGACAAGGCCAGACTCCTCTTTATCGGCAAGTTCTTTTGCTTTTGCTATCTTTAATAATACTAAATATCCTATAAGATCATCAATATCATTGTCTCCAATATATGATGTTCCACGCATAATTCTACTTAATTTATCATCAATACGAACATGAAGTTGTTCTCTTGCATCTGCTTTGCTAAAAATACGAACTGGCTCAAGTGCAGAATTTCCATAAGCAATATTTTTTTTAATAAGCATATGTGCAATTTCATGACAAGATTGGTATATTTCTCCACCTGCAGATGTTCCTACAGTCAATAAATATAAATCCTGACAACTAAAATGTTTTATATCTTCAAATACTGGTTTTAGCATTTTATACTCCTATACCAAACATGCCTGAAATGTGGTCAAATCCATTTGCACTATTGGGTTCTTGAATTGTCCAAAGGTCTTCATTTTTTCCAGGAATCAATAAATGATATCCCAGCATTGTTAAAATATCTCTTTGTATATCCCTTAATTTTTTAAATTTATAAAACATTGAAGCCATATGCTCTATTGATATAATATTAAATTTATATTGAGTTAGTGGTAAATTAATTAATGCTAATAAATTTGCAGACTCATGTGTTTCAAAATCAATATCAATAGAAAGGAAATCAATAACTGCTGGAAAATTATTTTCAATTAAATACTTAGACCAATCAAAGGTTATAGCATCACTCATTATGCATGGATTTATTCTATTAGAATTAAAATCATTTGTTAATATATCTGATATATCTATAGACACACCCTTCCATGCATGTTCTGTTTCTAACAAGTATGTGTTGTTTTGATGTTTATAATGACCAGCACCGATTTCTATGTATGTACCATTTTTTAAATCGCCATTAAATTTATATGCTGCTATTGCAGCAAATGGAGTACTGTGATCGTTGATTAAAAAATCGTCTGGTGTCCATACTGGAACAAAAACTTCTTCATTTTTTTGATTAAAAATATTTTTTTTAGTTTTTGTTTTCATTGTTATTTCATTACGCATTTCTGTTTGACTTCCTTAATCCAAATTTAGCAAGATATACATAGATAGTTTCCACAGTAACTCCACACTCCTTTGCTATTGCTTCAGGAGATTTCTTATCAATATGAAATCTTTTCTTAAGCCATAGTTCATTTGTATATAGTTTAGCAGCCATAGTCTCTCCTGTCAAACCGCTTTATCCCAATTATTGATAGCCCAATGTCCAATACCGCAGGCATCTGCAACATCATTATCTCCGATCTGTCTGCTGTAAACAACATCGATTAATCTCATGGTTCTTTCTTTTCTAAAGTTACGCTCATAGGTTTTATACCAAGATAAAGATTTCCCAGGGTTCTTAGCCCTAATTGCTAACTGTTCTTCTTTAGTTAGTTTTTTATTTCCCAAGTATGACTGCCATGTTATTGGAGATACTTTACCTATAATCTTTGTACCCGCCTGTCCTGCTGCGCCAAGGATTGCTCCCTGAACCAAAGCAAGATCTGCAGCAGTCTTTGGACTATTCATAAATACAGTATGTTCAATTACTATTGCCTCAAACCCACCATAGTAATCAAGAAATGCTTTTACCTTTTTACCAGCATCCATGACTTTTTCATAAACATCTTTACCTTCAAAATTAATTTTTCCAGTAACCCCTAAGTTATTTTGTGTTGTATCAAATAAAGCAAATGCCAAACTATTTGTGCTTGCATCGATAGCACAGATAACCGATGGTTTATTTTTTGCGTTTATCATTTGTCATTCCTTTAATTTGTTTTAAAGCCTTTTTAACATCATTTGGATTAATGTTACATTGGTTGCACAATGGCTCATCATTATAAATAGATAACTTTTCTCCACACTGTTTGCATAACCTATTTTTGCCCTTTCGCTTTTGTCTTCTAGACTGAATATACCTTTGTGCTATTTTTTCTTTGGTTGCTTCTTCTCTGCATTGTTCTGAACAATATATTTGATAAGAAATATTGGAATCAAAATTTTTATCGCACCATTTACAATTTTTCATCTTCCAGCAACTCCAGAGGTTTAAGTTTAATTACCCCTGTCTCTGCTTCAGCACATGCTTTTTGAATTGGACAAACTTTGCATATTTTAGAATTGGATCTATAGGGTTTTTGTGGCAACTCCTGCTTTTTCCAATTTGCATATACCTCTCTCATCCAATCAAATGCCTGGTCTACCCACCGACGGTAATGATTGTTCATAACAATTGGTAAAGTTAATAACTCATGATTATTTTTATTTTCATAAATCATTACACCTTTATTAATATTCCATACATCCATATAAATTAATAACTGCATAAGATGACCCATCTTAGGCTTTCGGCTATTCTTTTTATATTCAAAACCTTCATTAGTTATAGTTTTAATTTCTCCTATAACTCTTTCATCATTAATATTTAACATTACATCTCCGTATCCATCAAACGGAGGATTTTCTGAACTTACTCTAAATTCCATTGCTGGATGAGTTTGTTTGTTATATTTTCTTGGTATTGGATCCATAACCATAGTTTGGTCCAATAGGCCAGATGCTTCTATAGCACCCTGAATTCTTTCATGACCCAATGTTCCATTAGTTCTATTTGCTACTCCATATGCATCTGAGTTATCATGAAACACTGCACCATCAAATGCTAAGTACCAATATCTTGGACATTCCCCAGCACCATAAGTTAATCCTGAAGCAGAAAAGTTAGTCTTCTTACTAAACTTAGGTTTAGTTTTAGTTAAATAACCTGACTGTATTTTTTCAATTAGGCCATCGACAAAACCTGTATCTTCTGAATTGCCTGCACCCTTTGTTTTCTTTGTATCTTTAATCATTACTTCTTTTAGTAAATTTTTCATTATTATCCTTTGTTTATATAATTATATCAGATATCAACGAGTGATATATTTTAGAGCAGATACAAGATTATTAATAGATTCTGCTGCGGTATAGTAAATATTCTTTTTGCCACGATCTGACTTATCCACGTTAGCCATCCATGTAGCCTTAAAGGCCATTTTTGCTGCTATAGCCTGAAGCCTTACTATTTCTACAGTTGCTACATTCATTGGGATATCGGGCTTTATAATTAGTTTAGCAATAAAAGTAAGGGCTGCAGTTAACTCCTCATCTTCCATAAACTCTGCTATTTCTGACAAACCATTAATCATTTCAAGTGTTGTTTTATTCTGTTCCATTATTCACCATTTGTTCTAGTAGTTCTAACTCTATTATAGCAAGTCTAGTCTTTTTATTTCCCTCGCCAAGCACGACAACTATTGCTGGGTCGTTGCCATTTCTTATAGCGTCTGTAGTAGCCTTAGCCCATACATCTTGGTTTAATGTAAATGATTTTGAGTTCTCTTTAAAATCTACAGTAAAATTTTCCCATGTAGCATCGCCCTTCTTGGTATTTCTACCAGAATTTTTATGCTGCTTGGCACCTATTCTTTTACTTTCGTTTTTCTCGCTCATAATCCTTTTTCTTTTTATATCCTATATGACATATTTCAACTTGTGATAAATGTTTTTGCGAACACATCCAAGATGCTGATCCAGTATCTTTATAAAATCTAATTGTTTTTACTTCTTCGTGACAAGTTTTACAAGGAAACTTACCTTCATAGATAGTATACTTATTCACTAAGTTTACTCTTAATCATATCTTGTAGATCAAGATCCTCTCTCACTCTATTGACAAATCCTTCTCTGCCCTGAACCTTGGAACCATCTGGAAGTAAATACCACGCACCAGTTCTTTCTACAATTCCCATTAACTCAGCAGTATCGACGAGATCTCCCACACTATCCACGCCAAGATTATCACCTCTAAAATAGAAATCATACTCGCCAGACTGAAAAGCAGGAGAAGTTTTTGAAAACTGTAATTCCCATCTGACTTTTCTGCCAATCTTTTCTTCAATAACCTTGTCGCCAACATGAATTTTTCCTTTCAGTGCTTGATTATCTGATTCTGATGAAAATAGTTTAACAACTGTAGATGAATAAAATTTGGTTGCTTGTCCACCTGTAGGTTGTTGGCTTGTATACATTGCATTAATATTATTTCTAGATTGTGAAATTAAAATAAACAATGTTGGTTTAACCTTGTTATTAGCATAGTTAATCATCTTCCATGCGTTACTAAAATCTCTTGACTCAGCACCAATTTGTTTGGTGTTTTCTAAAGCCTTTAGTTCATCAGAATCTTTTTCAAAATAAATTGCTGGAAGCAAAGAAGTAATACTATCTACAACAATAAGGTCTACACCTGCTTCCATTAATTGAACTCCAACATCAACCATTTCATTAATGGTTCTTGCCTGTGAAACAATTAACTTTGTAGTATCTACACCAAGTTTGGCTGCCCAATCTTTATCATATGACATTTCTGCATCAATCCAAGCGCAGACTTTGTTTTCTTTTTGTGCCTCTGCAATAATTTGAAGACATAAAGAAGATTTAGCACTTGACTTACTTCCCCAAACAAGAACCTGTCTGCCGTACGGAAGGCCACCATTAAGAGCACGATTTAAGCCATAACTTGGTGTTTTTGCATACTCTGTTTTAGGAACTTCATTTCCAACTAAAATATTTTTTCTTAGTTTTGGATTTAATTGTGCTAATACATCTTCTAAAGAAACTGTCATTGACTTCTCCTTACTGCTAGTGTCTTTAATTTATCTATTCTAAAACCTGACCATATGTCGTCTTCTGTTTCTACAATTGGAGCAGATTTAAAACCCATATTAATAAATCTTACAAGATCATCTTTGTTTTCTGTTAAATCTTTTACTTCATAATCAATAGACTCACGATCTAAAAATTTTTTAGTTTGTTCGCATTGAACGCAATTAGGATTTGTATATACAATAACTTTATCCATTTTTAATATCCTCCAATATAACTGTTCCATCTTTTGTTTTACCTAAATCAAATTTATAGGCATGGCCTTCTTCAATCTTCATATATGCTTTTGCAAAGGCAGTAGGAAACACTGTAACTGGATGAAGTTCTCTAGAAGTATCTGCTAGAGTCAGAGATGCCATCTTTTTGCCTGCTTTCGTTACTCTTGGTTTAAATGATACCACGAATAACTCATCGTCTTTATATGGAAGCATTCTATAATTTAAAAACTTTACTAATGCTGAATCTGATCCCTTTATCTCGTCCACAGGAACAGCACTAACAATTCTGTTATCAGAACAGAGTGCAATATAACTTCGTCCAGCCTCAATTGTAGTTTGCTCTTCATCAAATACTCCTATGCTTCCTGTTTTGTCTAATATTTCTACACGTGACCAACCTTTACCACGCTTAATTCCCTTAACCATTCCCATAAGAATAAAAGATCCTTTTTCTTCAAAGTCTTCTACGGGATTAATAAAAGCATGAAAGTGAGAAGGTACTGTTTGCGTAAACTCTGGTAAGCCCAAATACTCATAAAGATTTTCTTTAATCTCATTATCATTTCTTGGATTATCTGGAAATGTTGCTGCACCAATAATTCTTAATGCTTGAAGTGCACGGCTGTTTACTCCGTTTCCTTTTGTGAATGTAAATTCTTCAAGTTCTTTGTACGAACCGAATGGTCGTGATTCAATATATCTCTGTGCAATTTTGTCAGATATGAACTTGATAGCACTAAGTCCGAACCGAATACCTTTACCCTCAATCTTAAAATCAATATCCGAATCGTTAATGTGAGGTAACTTAATGCTAATGCCCATTCTTTTTGCTTCAATAAGATATTCAGTTCGTGCATCTTTGTCCCTTTCATTTTTCAACAATGAATACATAAATTCAATTGGATAATAATATTTTAGCCACGCTGTCCAATACGAGAGCGTAGAATAAGCAACCGCATGAGACTTGTTGAACGAATAACCCGCATGCGCCTCAAAGTCATGCCATAAATCACGAGCCTGATTAGGACTAATAAACCTAGAAGCACCTTTAACGAATTGTTCCTGAAACGCATCAAACTCTCTTGCATCTTTTTTCTTGCCGATAATTTTACGAACCTTATCAGCCTCAGACCAAGACATGCCTCCTAATTCAACGCAGGCCTGCATAACCTGCTCTTGGTATAGGATACACCCATATGTCTCTTCTGTAAAAGGTTTCATGGTTTGGTGCAGATAATTGACTGCTTGTCTGCCATGTTTTCTTTCAATATAGTCTTTGCCAATTGTATTCATAGCACCTGGACGAACCAAAGCGTTGGAAGCAGATAGTTCTGCAAGACTCTTTACACCCATCTTTACAAGTAGGTTAGTATATGGTGTTGCTTCGCATTGGAAGACACCCTTAGTGTATCCTTCAGAAAGCATTTGATAAACTTTTTGATCAGACATATCAATATTAAGCAAATTAATATCTGTGCCTTCACGCTCTTTAATAATTTTTAATGTGTCGTTAATTACACTTAATGTTTTAAGTCCTAGGGCATCTATTTTGATAAGGCCAATCTTTTCAGCCTCTTCCATGTCAACAGCCACAACTGGAATACGATCATCGCTACCAGGAGAATTGCGTGTCTCCATTGGTGCGTATCTAAAAATAGGATTTTTACTAGTGACAACACCAGCAGCGTGTATGCCAGTACCTCTAATACGACCACGAAGTTGTTCTCCATATTGTTCTACCTCTGGATATTTCTCTCTAAACCACGCAGTGGTTTTTGATGTACAGTATTCATCCCATGTGTCTACTAATTTCAATACCTTGTTTACATCGACAAGAGGAATATTTAAAACACGAGCAACATCTCTTACAACACCCTTGTCTTTAAATTCTAAAAATGTAGCAATTGATGCAACATGTTTATATTGTCTAACAAGATAATCTTTAACCTCATCACGACGAGAATCTTGAATATCTGTATCAATATCTGGAAAATCATTACGCTCTGGATTAATAAAGCGGAAGAACAAAAGTCCGTGTTCTATTGGATCAATATCTGTAATACCAAGTGTGTAGCAAAGTAATGAGCCAGCAGATGATCCACGACCTGGACCTACCATGATTCCTTCTTTCTTAGCCCAAGAAATCATACTCTGAACAACAAGAAAGTATGGACCAAACTTTTTATCTTTGATAACCTTTAATTCTTCTTCAAGTCTATCAACATACTCTTTATTATCTGCCAAACCTTTATTCTTTAAACCTTCGTATGCAAGATCAGATAATTGCTTATCAGGGTTCTTATATTGAACTGGCAGAAGATTTAATCCATCTTTAATATCATAGTCTTCAATTTTATTAGCAAGGTCAATAGTGTTTTCATAAATATCAGTTCTCCAGATTGCCTGTTCCTCCATAGCAGCCTGAATCTCTTCAAATGACAATAGGTGAATGTTAAACTTATTAAATGACATCTGTCTATCTGCACCATACAAATAGTCAAGACGTTTCATTAAGTCCCCTTGCTTTTTTGACTTTTCATATGTGGCATCTTTTTGAATCTTATTAGAATAAGTATTAAGAATTAATTTTAATTCCTGAACTTCTTTTTGTGAAGGATCAACATGGTGGCAGTCTGGAGTAACGATTGGCTTAACGTTAAACTCATCTGCTAATAATAAAATATTTCTGTTGATTGACTCATCATTATGTGGCATTACCTCAAGATAATAATCATCACCAAACTGTTCTTTAAACCATTTAATATATTTTTTTGCCATTCCAAGTTCTTCAAGTTCAATAGACTTAGCAATAATTCCACTTGGACATGCTGAAGAAACTATAATACCTTCTTTATATTTAGATAGTACTTCAAAATCAATGCGTGGTTTTTTATAATAACCCTCTGTCCACGCTATCTCATTTAACTTATTAAGATTTTCTAGACCAACCTGATTCTTGGCAAGAAGGATAATATGATTATAAACCATATCGAGTGGAGTTGTTCGATCTGCTTTGTCTCGCTGATCAAATCTATCTTCACACATATACCCTTCTATGCCAAGAATAGGTTTTACCCCATTAGATTTAGCAACACGATACATTTCTCTGTGGCCAGAAAGGGAGCCATGGTCTGTAATCGCAATTGCAGGCATACCCAACTTTGCAGCACGTTCTACATATTCTGATGGCAACCCAATACCATCGAATAACGAAAAGTGAGTATGTAAATGTAATGGAACGTAGTTCATCTACTACCAGTCGATATTCGTCGCTGATGTTGTAGATGGAGAATCAAATCCAAGATAAAACGCTTCTTGCTCCGCATATGGAACACGACGAAGTGCTTTCTCCAATGGATATGGCTCAATGCCTTCCCACTTAAATGGCTCCTTATCTGGAGCAGATGGAATCAAAGTATATGATGTCTCAGTTCCCTGACCATTACGCTTTAATTTCCAGACTACATTTGAAATGCTTCCTGTTTCAAGAGCATATTCACGAATTGTATTAAAAGCAGATTGCTTGCTTACACCCATTGACCAAATAGCAACGTAAGGCTTATCTTCAATTCCGTCTTCAACAAGAACATTGCAATAAAAACGAAGACGACCACGCCATCCACTATTTCCCTTTGGATCTTTACGATACATCTCTTCAGCCCAATCACGACCTTCTGTATCTAATGTATCTACGGCTTTACGCTTGTAATCTTTTGGATTTGTATGTTCCTTAACAACAAGTGCAAGTCCACGAGGTTCTGCATAATGTGCAGAGTCCTCATCTAGTTCTTCAATGAAACGAATCTTTACAGATTGCCCATCTGCCAACTTTAACCAACGCACTTTTGGTGCATTGTCATCATTTTTCTTATCGAGCAAGGCATTAATATTTTTTAGTCCTTTAATAACGCTCATAGTTTTCTCCTTTGTTTTCTCTAGTTTAGCATAGACAGTATTGATTTGTCAAACTGCAAGTCCAGTTCTTTTATTGACTTATCATCCATATCGCCTATATCCTTATATTGTTTATCTATATTTATTACAGTAACATGAGAACCTAATCTTTCAATTATTTTTTCTTTCATGTTACCGCCTGCCTCATCATTATCAGCAATAATCATTATATCGCTAAAGTACTTCTGAAGCAAACCTATTTGTTTTGAGGAAACATTGGCCCCAAGGGTAGCAACTGCTGGTAGTCCAACTTGGTCAAGTCTTATAGCATCAAACGATGACTCTACTACATAAACACGACTTGCAGTCTTGACACGATTTAAATTAAATAATACTTTTGATTTTGGAAGTCCCGTTGTATTTTTAAAAATTTTACCCTCTACAGATCTTCCAACAAATCCAACACACAGACCTTCATGATTTTGTACAGGAATAGTAACCATATCTTGATTTTCAGAATATCCAAGTTTAAACTTATTTATAGAATCTTGATTTATTTTTCTACTAGTAAAGTAATTTATTGCTCTTTCACTTTTTAATGCCTGCCCATATAGTTTATTTACTATAGACATATCTAACTCTGGCCATTCTTCTTTTTCAACTAACTTGGAAGAAATATCAGAAACAATATTTGTCTCTACTTCTTTGCTTTTAATAAATCTAACAGCCTCAAAATATGTTCTATTAGAGCAAACCATTACCAACTCTACTAAATCTGCGGTATGGCTACATGAAAAACAAAAAAACAAACCGCTATATTTATTTATTTCGCCAGCAGGGGTTCTATGGTTTGCATGGAATGGACAAAAAACAACATACTCAGATTCTGTTTCTTTTTCTATGTTTAAGCCAGATCCTGCGAGTACTCTCTTGATTTGGTTGGCTGTATAGGCATTGCTTTCGTTCCGTCTATTCCTAATATCCATTCGCTTTTCTTTCTCCCTATATATATTCCGTATATGCTTAGTATAAAGTTATATGTATTATTTTTTTCATTATATTCTATTGTAAATTGTGGATCAATATCAAACCTTGGAACATACCCAGATAGACGCATCTCAGATACCAGTAACCTGATATATTCTTGCTGCAATCTATATATGGATGAGTCATCGTAGATTACTCCGTCCATTCCAAACCTTTTTATTGGTTTGTGCTGATATGTCTCCATACCGCATATTATACTGACTTATCTTCATAATCCTTGTATCTATAATATCCCTTGTCAAAATCAGCCTGAACTAAGAATTCGCCCATAAAACCATTACGGTTCTTTCGAAATACGCATTCTATAATATCACTATTTGTACCTCGACCAAGTGCCAAAACCCAGTCTGCGTCGTAGGCAATCTGTCTTGACCATGCAGTTTGACCAAGTGTTGGAACGGTTTCAAGTTTAGTTACATCATCAGGGGTGGCAGACGAAATAGCAATAATAGGAACTTCTTCTGCAATAGCCATTAACTTTAATTCACGTGAAAGATTTTTCATTCTTACAGTTTCGTTATCTGACTTTTGATTTGGAGACATAAGTTGGAGGTAATCAACAATAACGAAATCTGGTTTATATTGATCAATCTTTCCACGAAGAACCATAGGATTGATATCACCACCAGTATCGTTTGAAATAATGTGGAACTCTGGCTTACCCTTAACTGTTTTAGTATGCCATGATTTAAGCATGTCCATCTCTACCTGTCCCGCACTTAATTTACGATGAGACCAAACGCCCTCTCCCATAATTGCAAATACACGATTTCTAACTTCAACTTCAGACATTTCAAGACTTATGATCATTGGGCTACGACCCTGTTTCCAAGCCTGTACAGCGAAATAGAGAGACAACCATGACTTTCCTATGCCTGGATATGCAAGAAAGACTCCTAACTGCCCTGGCATGATTCCAGAAGGTAGGTAGTTATCGAACCCTGGAAGACCAGTTTTAATTCCAAGTGCACCAGCCTCTTGTTGCTTCTTAAGATTTTCAAAATATGCAACAGCAGAATCAAGATCTGTTACATCAATGTCACGAATGGCTGCTGTGTTTTTTCTAAGTTCTGCAGTCTTAGCAATTAAAGACTCTAATGCTTCTAATCCAAGTCCACCCTGAACATCTGTTGCAGCAGATCTTAATATATCTTTTAAACTATTAACTAAATATTCTGACTGTAATTCTTCAAGGTGATGTTTTGTTGATCCAATACCATCTACAACTTCAAAGTCTCTAAACTTTTCTACAACTAGTTCTACTGGAGGAACTGTTCCATTATGCTCATAATATTTTCTAATAAACTGCCAAACATCTAAATGTGTTTTTAGAATACCCTCAACGTTTGCCTGCAACATGACATGTGCTTGCTTGTCTTTGAGAACGGCTGATATTAATCTTACTTCTGAATTATTCACTTAGCCATTCCTTCGCTTTCTGTCTACGCTGTTCTCGTTCTTTTAAATCTTTTTCTTGTTCCTGTATACTTACCAGTATATCATCTGCAATATATGCAAAATGATTCCAAGAAGGGTTTGGAGTAATATCAAAATAATATTCTAATAATTCATAGCACTTATCTAAGCCGTACGACTCAATAAGTGCATCAGCAGACCACTGCTCTACCCACCTATTGTACTGTGGCTTCTGTTCTAGTTTAAACTTATAATGTTTATCAAACCTACTTAACAGAGCCATGCGCTTCTGTTTGTCGGTCACATTATTCGCTTTCTGCTAGTTCAACTTTCGCTTCTGCTATTTTTGCTGTTAGTTTATCTTCAACAAATTTATATACACGCTCAAACGCCTGATCTGTATTTTCTCCATCACGCTTTGAGTCTACAACGCCAAGATCTAGTCTTAAAGATTGGAAATTTCCAAGGTTTAGTGTATACCCAAGCGTTACTGATACTTTAGTATCTTCCATTTCATACCCTTCTGTTAAATTGATTCTGACCAAACTGGAATGAATCTTCCATCTTCAGTCTTCGTATATGTCAGTATACCATCTCCCATTCTGCGTGTCAACTCAGCCTTTGTGGGAGTGATATCATTTGTTATTAAATTATCTTTTCTTGGTCTACCAATATGGTATGTAGCCAGTATATCACGAATCTCACGAACTTGCGATTCTGAATAATAAGATCTTACTTGCCATCCACGAGCACCACCCTTTTGCGATCCTGTTGGAAATGGAATAATTCCACGCTTCATTAATGAGGGCATATACTTTTTATGTCTATTAACTAAATCAGCAGTTTCTCCTACTGTATATGCCCGTTCTCTTTTGGTTTTAAAATCATTTATCAAGCAACTTTCTAATCTATCTTTATTAATGTTATAAATTGACATAATGCCATTTGATCTGTTATAATGCACAACTCTAACAAGATCTTTATTTAAAAACCAAACTTTTTTATTTCCAGGTATTACAGAGGCGAGATTGTATTCTTCGCTCGTTCTATTTCCTTTTTTAGTAGCCATTTACCTTCCTCCGAATCAGACGGTGGATGGAAAAACTTTCTTGATCCACAACAAAGGCAGTATATTTCTAAATGAGATACAGAATTGTAAACTCTGTCTATCATCATTTTTCTTGAACACTTTATACAATTTATCATTAAAGCGGTATGCCGACGACCAGAATATTAACGGCAACTGACAGTTTGCCAGTTTCATTAAATCTTACCAACCCTTCTACCTTTGAAGTTCCAACACTCTTTAAAACTACTGAAACATTTTCTCCAGCATTAGTCAATCCAATATTTTCTGCAGTAGCAACTGCAATTGGTTTAAATTTAAATTCTGCTGGATAAGCATATTCAAATGGTTCTTCGTCTCCAACATTTCTTGAAGAGTCGGTAACTACTACCTTATATGTGCCAATTATTCTTGCTTCTGATGCTTTGACAGATTGTCTGTCTGTGCCTGCAACATCTATGGTTACATATTTAGAAGAGGATGGCGAAATTGATTGAGCCACCTCATTAATAGCATTTGCTAAGGTAAACAAATAGTTTACGTCTAATGGTTGTCCTCGTTCTGGTAGTGGTACTTTTGCCATAATTCCTCCTGGATAATTATACCAAACTTATAGTTCCAGTATAAATAGTATTAGCATTGTTCTGTTCTTTAATAATTCCGCCTATTTGTACAGCAACATTAGCAGTAGTTGTTCCCTGACTGATAATGGAGTAATTATTGGAAGATGTTGATCCGTGATATGTGTAATTAGTTTCACTATCATATTTAATAAAAATATCATAGGAAGATATATCGGAAACCATATTCCAAGCAACCATTATAATGTTTCCTACTTTTTGAACAGAACCTGTAACTGTTTCTACAGTCTTTCCTGATATATTATATATTGGGGACCAGTGAGAATATCTGTTTCTATCTGTTGAAACTATTCTATATCTAACTAAATACTTTCCATCTTTTCCAACTGGTGGTAATGATGATCTTGGAATTATAACTTTTTTAATTCCTGAATCTGGAGTATTAGACATTATTAACGCCTACTGCAAATCTAAATTCTATATAACTTGTAGTATTTGCATTTTTAATAATTGTCTTTGCATCTGTATTTTTAATTACAGTATAACCAACAAGACCATACAATGGATTTACAGATGTTACATTTTCTAATCTTAGTGCATCAAGACATACATAAAAGTCTCCAGATTTTGAGCCATTTGCAATTACGGTAGTATAAATTTTAACATTAGTAACAGCAGACCAATCAAAACCGTCTGAACTTTTTGTAAGTTCTTGTAATGTTTTTGTAGATACAAAATAACGGTTTAAGGAAAAATCATAATTACTGTTATCAAGAATTGTTTCAAACCTTGCCCACTGTCCTTCTCCAAAAGTATCGCTATTAGAAAATTCTATAAGAATATAAACTTTTTCTGGATTTACTGGAGAAACAGTATTTTTGTTTTTATTAATAACAGAAAATGCAAGTTTTAGTTGATCTGTTGGTGCATTTTTATTTAAAGAAAGACTTGTCGCAGATAATGAGATGTAGTTGCTGCCAGGACCTGCTGTTAATTTTGTTTGCCCACTTACAACCTGAGTTGTTAAATCAGACATATATCCATTTGTAATTACTATATTATTTAAAAATCTACATCTTTCATATCTTGTTTCTCTAGAAGGGTTAGTGAATATTCTATTATTAGCATTAGTTTGAAATGCCATTAAATCTTCTCCCGCATTTGGCTGACCTGTAGGAATTTTAATATGAATATTTCCAGCCTCGCCAGTTGAATCTAATGGTTCATATTTTGAAGTTAATGCAGAAATATTATTATACTTCCAACTTTCCTCTTCAGAAAAAGCAAATAATGTTTTACTATCATATGCTCCAGCAGTTGGATTTGCTCCTGCAGAATAAACTCCAATTTCAGAAATCTCATATCTTTCTTCTGTTGGAAGTTCTGCAGTTAATACAATCTTTGCTGTGCCATCCTCGTCTTTAATAAATCCCCTGGAGGTTATAGGAACACGGAACATCTCAAAATCTAATGCTTCCTTTGCAGAATAGTTTCCAAATGTACCGTCTGTATCTAATGGTTTTGATCCGCAGCCAACTGCAATATATGAGGCATACGCTGGGGATTGGCCTACAAGATATTTTGCTATTATATTTTTACCGTTATTTGTTATCATAATATCACCTGGTATATTGTATCACTAAGAACAACGCCCCGTTGAAGAATTTCTACCTCTACCTGTTCTTCTTTGCCCATATTAATAACATTAATTACAAGGCTTCCATCGACTGGATCACAATAAACAATTTTACAATTTCCAGTATCGGTATAGTCTTCTAAATCTAAGGGGTTGTTATATGTTCTAGTATATCCTGTTCCGCAATCTGGAACCCTGTCTCCTAATTTTATGGGAAAGTTTTTAAAATATGATTCTGATGTTTTTTGTAAAGACAAAACATTTTGTGGATTATATTGAAAAAATATTGAACTTAAGTTTTTAATTGGTTTATAAATAACATTCTGACCATTAATTAAATCATTTCTAGATATATTAATTAATTCAATTCCTCCGATATCTTCAAATATCAGGTCTGTCATTATTTCTATAGGTGTAGATTCATTTGGCTTTAATATTAAATCTGGTGTAGCGACCTTAACTGCAGAAGTTACTGGCTGTGTTGTCGATGCAGTAGGAATATTTGGAGTTGCTTCAACCATTACGCTACCTCACTTAAATATAAACTCATGCTTGGTCCACTGATATCTTTAGAGTATTCAATTGAGTATACCACATATCTAGCATTTTCTATTTTTTCAACATCATCTTTTTTATATTTAACAGAAACAATATCCCCGAGTTGAATTGTTGGATTGCTAAAAATTCTAACACCTAAAGATTTTCTTGGTTTTGTAATTTTACTTAGTATCCATTTCATTAAGTTGTTAGCATCATCTTGTGTTTGAACATATGATGTCGTGATAGAAAAATCTTTTCGTCCATATGTCATTCTGCTTAACTTAATATCTTCATAATCTTTGGCAACTTTAAATGGATTAACTACCACTGTTGATCCTTCAATTACTGGATCTGACAAAGAACTATTTTTTGAAAAATAGTCATCAACAGAAAGTTCGTTATTTGATTGTTGTGTAAATGTTACACCCTGAATTCTTAAATAATTACCAGTTGTTTCGTCTAAACTTAAAGCAGTATCTGTTGCATTAAATATCATAAACTCTGCACCATAAGATCCTGCCCTAAAGCCTGAAATGGTATAACCCTTTATTCTATTAAAGGTTGGTGATAATTTTGCATATAGTGCTGGATAAGCCTTATCATATCTAATATTAAATGTTGCTGCCTCTCTCATAATTGTTCCAAACTCTTCAAAATAAATACTATACTTAGGTGCTTCTGAACTATTAATACCAGATAGGTATGTTCCTTGAACGACACCACTCATTGCATATTTTCTGAAAGACTCTGTTGCATCGATCTCATTATCAAAAATAGAATTAACTGGAGTGTTTAGAGCAAATTGTGTATTTTGACTATAGTTATTTGCAAGTGCATATATGTTTTCAAACATTACTCTTGATGAACCACGCACAAAAAGAGCCATATTATTATAAACTGGAAGTGGATCTTGGTCTACAACAGTAGTTAAAAGAGAACCATTCATATAAATATAAAATTTTCTTGAATTTCCTATATTCTCATATTCAATTCCTATATCATAAACTGTAGGATTTTGCTCTGCTACCATTCTGTATTGACCAGTAAACTTACCATCGTCAACAATAATATTTCCTAAACCTTCCCAAATTTTTACAGGAATTGCATCAGATGAAGCAGAGTCCTTTTTTATTTTATAAAATAATACATTGTGTACGTTTTGTTTTTCCAAGGAGGTTATACTTGCGCTACCTAAAGCACCTAGTTCTAAATAATATCCATTATTTGTTTCTGGATTAATCATAACGGCTAATCCACCGCCACCGCCAGAAATTGTAATATCTTTATCTGGTGTAAGTCCTGGAATAGTAAAATAGTTTGTACTTCCATTTGCAGTTTGAATTCTGTTTGCACCATTTTCAATTTTTCCAATAATTCTCATTCTTGTACCAAAATGCCTAAAACTATTTTGTAATGGTTTATAAATATACGAAATAAAATCTTTTGGTTTATCTGTGGCTGAAAAGGAAGGTCCTTGCATAACTAACGCTGATGATTGTATCGTTCCAGGTTTAGTTTGTTTAAATGTATTTATATCAGACTCTGAATTATAAGTTGATGACATGAAGTTTTTAATTACTCCAGTCCTTGTACTTTTTTGTGCCAATGCATCATTTCGGCCAGCAGTTCCTTGTACAGTTGTAGGCAACGTTAAATCATTTTGAAATAAGTATTTTGACTGCATCATACAGCCACGTACATTTGTATTGTCTGTCCAATAATCAGAAAGTCCAGAATTATGTGTTGTTATAGATGTTCCAAATTGTCCACGACCATGCTTTGATACAGCACCATTTTTTAATTTTAAAAATCCACTAACTTGTTCATAATCTGGTTCTGAATAAATTCTAACTAGCCCAGTTGGATATATCTTTCCATTAAAGGGTAATTTAGAAAAGTAATACTGATACTCTTGATTACTGCTAATCCAAACATTGCCTTCCCCGCTAACATTAAATTGAACAGCATCATACTTAATAATTTCTCCATTTGAATAAAAATATCCATTATATCTAGCAATCCAGTAAACTCCTTCTCCAAGATCCATCACATTATTTATTACCTGCCTATTGACAACTGTAGGTAAACTATCTGATAAATTTGAATTTAATGGAATTGCAGAAAGAATATAACTAGATTGTGACGCTGTTTCACCATTAATAGATTTTGTATTTTCTGTTCCAGCAACTTCCCACAGCAATACTGGTTTATATATCCAAGACCTATCCATATCAATTAAACTTGCCTGTTTAATTGTTCCAACAGATCTTTGTATATATTTTTGTGAATAATTTATTTTGCCGTCATTGTAAACTTGATTTTCTTGGGCTGAGAGTTCTATAATATTTGGTAAAACATCAGAGTCAGATTCTTTTTCGTTGCCAGACAAAATTATTGATGTTTCTCTTTGGTCTAATGTTGGCATCATATAGTCTTTACTCATCATAACAAAATCATTATATTCATCAAAGAACATTGCTGTTTGTGTAGATATAGCAAGATTTTGCAAAACTTCTGCCACACTAACGTCTGGCTCAACATAAAAATATGGAATAATTAATTCTGTTTCACCATCTACTCTTTTTATAACATAGTTTGAAAAACCTATTGAATCAAGTAACATAGCAACCGCAGAACTTAAAGAAACATTTGTCATAAGTGTTTGCGGTGCTGTCATACTTTCAAGATAAAAGAATAAATCTCTTAACTCTAATTGCACTGTTTGATCTGTATTATTAATTTGTGCAAATCCATCTGAGTATAGAGTTTTTAAAGGAACAAAATAATCCCAACCATCAACATTAAAAACAATATCATAAAACTTAAACTGTATATGTCTATTAATTAAATTTTTAATAATGCTATTTTCATTATTAGAATTAAAGGCATCGTCATAATCAAAAATCTCAATAGATCCATTTGAGGCAAGTAGTTGTCCAACAGGCATTCCACTAACGCCTAAGTCTGAAGCATTTTTTCTTAATGAAAAAGATTTTACTTTGTCTGAAATATTAGCACAAAGTCTTGGTGAAATCTCTATTAGGTCAAATGTACAATTTGCTTTATTCATTGTTTCTACAACAAGTCTTACTCCTCTTATTTTTTCAAATTCTCTAAATTTATAAGATGTTCCAGATGTTAGATATTTTGAAGGATCTGTCATATCTGTTACAAAGTTAGTAAGCCTATCTACCTCAGATTCTTCTAAGTGCCACCCGTAATCTGGTATGAATGTTCTGTATTCGTTAACCTCATCAAGCCAAATATAAAATGTACCTATGTCATTTGAATTTTCAATAATTAAATATGAATAACCATTAACAGATTGTTCTGGTAATAAGGTAGTAGATGAATACTGTTCTGCAAAAATAAAAATATCTTTATATTGTTTTGGCACCTTTAATCCATATGATAGTTCTACATAACCATCAGAGCCAATTATTGGTGTGCCGTCTGATCTTTTAGATGATTGATTAAATGAAATAATATCTGACCACGTATTATTTTTTAATGCTTGAACTTTCCATTTCACAGGTGTTGCTTTATTTGTGTCTCCATAAAATGGATCAGATATTGCCTGTGATGCTGAAGAAAATGTTCCTAAATCTATTTCTCCAACGTGGGTTTGCATCTTAACAATAATTCTATTTGCAGCAACATCTTCTTTATAAACAATAAATGGTGCAGTATCTTCTATTGCATTTTCTCCATTTTTTGCAATAGATATTCCATACTCTAGGCCATTCTCTGTTCTAAAAGATGTCCAATATTTAAAGGGATCTTTTTTATCTGGCATATAATATCTTGGTCTGTTAGCCATATTTATATTTGGATGATGTAAATAACTACCTGGCAAAAATCTTGCTTTATTGATTCCTGATCTTGGCCTAAACATTTTAAAACAATCTTCCAAGGAATAAAGCATTTTTAATTTTTCTTTATTTTGTTTTAAACTTACAGGCAAACCATCATCGTCATAACCACCATCTACAATAACATCAGAGTCTGTGGCATTAAAATAAAATGGTATTGATGTGTTTTCATCCTCATATGCATCAAATGTATTTGGAATTAATTTATAATTAGAATCAGTTTGTGTTGGCCTATATCGATAGTTTCCAATTTTAAAAATATTATTAGGAGAGTTTAAATTCCACTCTGCCACAACTGCAGTCTTTGTTCTAACTACAGAAGAACTCTCTAAATGTTTTTTAAGATCAACATCCTCAAACATTATGCCTCTTCCAACTTAATTGAAATATCCCAAAAATCAAAATTACTACCACGTTTTTTTACATTATATGAAAAATCTGCAAAAAATACTTCAACTAATTGATTATACTGTGGTAAATACCCGTATGCGGATTCATCTTTTCCAAAATTATAATATTTATCATAGGCCAAATAACACCAAAATGAACCCTGATGCTTTTCATACCAGTCCAAAATATCAACTCCTCCAGCACCGCCGTCGGTTGTATACTGGGCATCTGGTAAGTTTGGTTTTCCATATGCACCATTCATTTGAGATTTTCCAGTTGAATCAAAGTCTGCAGGCAAAGCAAATGATCTTGATGGTAAATCTGTATATGAAAAAGAAATAGTTAACTTATCAGCAATATGATATGATCTCATGCGACCATTAATCATTCTTTCTCTTTTTTCAATTCTTTCATATCCAAAATCTATTGTTGATCTATTGTTATCAGATAATATTAAAAATTGATCTATATTATCTGGATTTGTTTCTGAACCTGGATTAGCATTAATTTCAAGACCATTTGGAATATAAATACCATTTTCAATTTTTCCAGAATTTTCTGACCACAACATCGCCTGTGGTCTTTGATATTTTTTACGACCTGTCATGTATGTTGATGTTGTCATGATATTTTAACACCCCTAATTTGTTGTGAGTTAACTCTTTGAATATGAGCCATAACTGTTTTGGCAATGTCATCAGGATTTGCATCTGATTTAACATTGACATTAATACTATAATTATACACTGAATCACCAACAGAGTTTCCATTATTTATTGATCTTAAATTATCAACACCATATTTATCAACTGCATATTTGCTCATAATAAATTCGCCTGGAGTTAACATTGCTGGAACTGTATCAGTTCCTCTTGGAATCATACCGCCCTTTGCCCAATATCCATATCCTCTTAAGATGCTTGGTGCTGCTGATCCTGTACTAGCAACCCATGGATAAATTGCTAATCCTTCGGCATATGTTCCCTTATGTCCTTCTGCTGCTGCCTTGTCTGCTGCTGCCTTTGCTGCTGCTGCATCTGCTGCTGCCTTATCTGCTGCAATTTTTTCAGTTCCTGATTTGCTGTCACCTTCTCCAGTTATTGCAAGACCAGAACCCTGCTTGTTCCATCCTTTATTATCATCCCATTCATAATCGCCGAATGGTTTATCTGGTTTTTTCCAACCACCCTTTCCATCTGATATCCATGCAGCACCTGGTTTTTGTGTTCCACTACCGTTGGCATTACCGTTACCGTTTCCAGTACCGTCTGAGGCATTATCATAAACGGTCTTTATATATCTTGTAATATTTTCTGTTATATTCTTAACAATATCCAAAACAGAACTTATATTAATTTTTGAAGGTATTGCATTAATAGATGCCAACACACTAGACCAACTTGTAGCCATTTCTCCAGAACTTGTTGCTGCTGCAACCAATGAATTTTTATAATCTTCTGTTAATTTTGAAATATCTGGAAGTTTTTCAGATAAAGTTAACCAATCTTCTAAGGTCATTCCTGTAGAATCATCTAACTCTGCTGCTGCATCAGCAATTGACTGCATATATGTTTCCATATCGGTTAATTTAGAAACATCGGTTTCTAAGGCTGTAGTTATTTTGGTTTGATCTGCTAATTGTTGCTCTACCGCTTTTTGTTGTGCCTCAAGAGTTACTTTTTGTTTTTCTGCTAAATCAGTTTGTGTTTGAATATCTTTTGTTCTTTGTTCTTCAATTTTTGAAATATTATTTTTTGCATCTTCAATTGCTTGTTCAAGTTTTAATCTTTCTGGATCAGTTTCTAATTTATATAACTCTTGGCTAATTTGATATTGTCTTTCAGCAATTTGATCCTTTGTCATTCCTGTTTCTGTACCACGTAATGCTGCTAAATCATTTTGTCTAGATTGTTCGATAGCGTTTGAAATATTATCTGCATAATTGGCAGCACTTGCTGCTCTCATATCTTGTGCAGACTTTGCTGCAGCAGCAATATCACCCTGTGTTAATGCATCTGCAATATCAAGTTGTTGTTTTTGACTATCAAGAATTTGCTGATTTACTTTATTAACTTCTTCTAATGCTTGAACTTGTGCATCATATTTTTTATTAATTTGTTCTGCAGCATGATCAATAATTGCAAGATCATTGCTTAGTTTTTTATTTTCAGCATCAAGTTTTTGAGTAGGCGCTTCAAATTTATCTTTAATTAATTTTTCATTAGCATCTATTTGATCTTGTTGTATTTTAATTGCTGCATCTGCAGTTTTATTAATTCCATCTATAGATTCTTGCAAGTTTTTATCAATATTATTAATTTGATCTGTAATGCTATTATATTCATTTTGAATATATTGTTCTTGTGTTCTTGCCAAATTAAGTTGAGTTTCTTTTACTGATTTTTGTTTTTGAATACTTTTTAGAGTATCTGTTGCAGATATTTTTGGAATAGGCATACCTGCAGCAGCATAGTTGGCATTAACCATTTCAATTGCTTTTTGTCCAACATTTGTTGTTGTCTTTTTAATTGGATTAAAACTTTGTAACTTAGATAATTCCCCAACATTTAAATTAGAATAAACACCTTTAAGAACATTATTAATATTTTGTGCAGATTGCATTCCAGATTGAACATTTTGAGACATAGTTTGTGTTGCAAACTTAATAGCAAAAGTTATGTCTGAATTATCTTTAAGTGCTTTAACACCAGCAACTAATTCATTCATTGCGTCGGCTGCACCAGCGATGCCAGCCTTTACATTATCCATACCAGCAATTAATGTAGAAAGCGTTTCTGGATCACCAATTATATTTCTAATAGCATCTCCGCTAAAAGCCATTCCTCTTGTTTGTAAGAATAATAACAGTTCTTGAACTTTAGATACTCCAGTTGTTGTATTTTTAAGATACATATTTTGTTGATTGATTGCATCTCTTCCTTGAGTAATAAGACTATTAATTTTTTCTCTTGTAACAATTTCTTTTGCCATTATTGCATTTTGATTAATTTCTTCTTGTGTTAATTTTCCTGTTGCTATAGCCTGAGCAAGATACTCATCAGATATTAATTTTTGAGCAGTCAAATGATCATAACCTGCAGCAATTAACTTTCTGTATGAATCATTTTGATATTTGATAGAGTTAATTTGTTTTTGTGTTGCACTATTAAATTCACCGCTTACTAATGCGTCAAATCCTTGAGCCTGTTTTTTAGCATTTGCTGATAAAACTACCTGACCTTCTTTTACTCCTTGCGCTGCTGGCAACTTAGTAAATGGATCAATGACCTGTCCTTTATATTTACCCTTTGATGCTGTGTAGGTTGTTTGCATCCATTTCTTTTGTTCTGCAGGATCCATGCCCTGTAAGAAATCTATAAATCCTTGATTATATCCTTGAGACTGTAACTGTTGTTCAATACCAGCATATTTATTTTTAATTGATGACACATTGCCTTCTGCTAATGCCTTATTTAATGAACTTATTCCTCCAGCAGCATCTATTGCTGCATTTCTAACTTCTTTGAGTCTTTTTAAGAGATCTGCATATGGATCTTGTTTTGTACCACCGATACCTGCGTTAGACTTGCTTCCATCTTTTGACGATATACCACTTTTAACGCTTTGAGGAATCATGTCTGCTGCAATTGCACCGACGTCATATACTGGCTCTCCCTTGCTGTTGTAACTAGTTATATATTGTTTTGCTACACGATCAGCAACATCAGATGGAAGTCCTGCTGTCTTTTTTGCTATAAATGCTTTTGCTTCATCTGCCCCTATTGATTTATATAAACTTATATATTCCTGAACAACAGTTTTTTTAACAGAATCTGGAAGATTTTCATATTGTTTCCATACATCGATTAAACCTTGCATAGACGGCATATCTGGATCCGATGTCTGTATATCAATTAAAGTTTTTTGAGTAATTTTTTTAGGAAACTTTTCTACCTTATTTAAAAGATTTGAAAGTTTTGTTAAAGCCTCTATTGGATTTCCATCTTTTGGAACATTATTTTTAATAAATGTATTAATATCTATTTCTTTACCTTGCATAGTATTTAATAAATTTAATACACTTTGAAATTCTTTAAGTTTATCTCCACTAAGTCCTGCAGCAGAAATTATTATATTTTTTTGTATGTCTTTATCAGTTATTCCACCTAAAGAATTAATAAGTTCAGTAACTGCGCCAGCATCGTGTACCGAAGTTAATACATTAAAGGTTTTTTCTAATGTTGCTTCATCTCCAGCAAAGGTATCTAATAACTTCATTGCTGTTGCTGGAGGCAATTCTCCCGAAGCAACAACAGTATCAATAGAAACCTCTAGTGTTTTGCTCTTTAATTCAGCAGTTTGTTTTAATAGTGAATCTACAAATCCTTCTTGTGCTGTTCCTTTATATTTAGTTTTTACTTGATTTTTAAGAGAATTAAAAAATGCCGACTCTACTTGACCACCATACTTTTGTGCATCTTTAAATGCATTAAGTTGATCCTCTAATATTTTCTTTGAATTTTCAGCAAACTTTCCCTGACCCGCAAGTTGTTCATCTTGAAGTGTTTTAATCTGTGTATCAAGATCTTTTTGTTTTTGCTTGTCTGTAGTAATTGCTTTTTGAGTTTCCAAAGATTTAATTTGTTTTTCATAATATAAATTATAAGAATCAAGTTGTGCTTGATTAATTTCTAATCCTTGAACACCCAATGCTGCCTGCTGTGCTCTATAATTTCTTGCCTCTTTGCTAAAAGGAGTTCCAGATGCCTTTTCTTTATCCAATTGAGATTGAATAAGACCTGCATTAGACATTGATGCATTAACTATGTTGAGTCTTGTTTGTAATGGATTATTGACTAAGTTTTCTCCATTAGGTCCAACAAGATCTGTTACCTGTGCACTAATATTCATTGCAAGAGTCATATCTTGTAAATTAATTCCTATTGCACGAGCAATACTGTGTGCTTGTTCAGCAGTTAAAATACCGTCAGAAATATAAGCAGAAAGTTCTGCTGCTATATTTTTTACAGCAACGGTACCTGACTTTTGTAAGTTATCCGTAAGTGTTTTTAACATATCTTTGCCGACACTGCTATCTAAAAATGTTGTACCAAATTGTTGTTTTCCTCTTTCAAATCCAGTTGTATACTTATCTGAAACAGTTCCAAGTCTTCTTCTTGCCATTATTTCAGAAGCACCAACTTTATTTGTTATTTCTCCAATTTGTGCCATCTTACTAGTTGTAGCGGTAATAGAATCTATATAGTTTGATTGTGATTCTGCAGCCTTTTTGGCAGCACGATCTAACATATACATACCGCCAGCAAGTGCAGCAACTGCTGTTACTCCAATTCCTATTGGACCCATACCAGCAAACATAGGTGCCATTCCAGCAATTGCAGAGGCTCCAGTTAATGCTGCACCAACTCCAGTATGACCGCTCATCATTGCTGCCATTCCAGCAGTTCCAAGAACCATAGATGTTCCACCAGAAAATCTGCCAATCTTTTCTTGACGCATCATTCTATTTTGTTTTACAGTTTCTTTTTGCTGTTGTTTTGCAGCCAATGCTGCCTGTTTATCGTTTAATACTTTACTTTGCTGTTGTCTTATTTCTTCTCTTGCTATTTGTTGCTGTCTATAAGAAATTGCTTTTGCCTGTTCATCAGCGACCAATTTTCTTCTATATGATTTCATTGCAGAATCAATTTGTTCTTTTGTATATTTATTTTGTTGTTTTAATAATCTTTCTTGCTCTCTTATTGCATTTGTAATTCTGCCTCTAGCATTATTACTTAATCTATCAATTGCACCTGGTGTTCCAGTTTCTCTTCCATAAAATGCCAAACTTCTTGATGTTGATTGAGGCATAAATGATTTTTTTGAATAATATGTATTCTTTTTTTCATCGCCAATAATTTTATCTGCTTGACTTCCGCCAATCCTTACAGATCCAGTTGGGGCAGTCATTCCTCCACGAACTATAGAAATTTTTCCAGTTTGATTATTAACTTGAATTTCTCCTGGTTGAACCAATACCTTTCCTGATTCTAAAGCCTGAAGATCCATTAAACTACTTGGTTTAATTTTACTATTTGGATCAAGTATTGCTTTAAGTGCTCGTAAGTTTGCTGAAGGACTCTGTGTAGTACCTGGAACCTTAATTCCTTTTTCTTTAGCATTTAATGCTAAAATATCTAACTCTACTGCTTTAGCAACTAATTCTCTTTCTATGGCATTAACTGGATGCCTTTCAAGAGACATAAAGGTTGCTGCCTTTTTATATTCATCTATTTGTTCTGGACTTAAAAATGGATATCCCTTTTTGCCACTTGCTAGTTTTGAATATTCATCTTCATTCCATTGAAGAAGTTTGCTATGTCGTTTTTTAGAATTCATGAAATTATTTACAAGTCTGGCATCATACATACCGTAGCCAGTTTTCATTGATTGTGAACCTTGTCTTTCTCCCAACTGATGTCCTTCTAGGTGAGAAAGTTCTGGTCTTAATAAATATTTAATATCTTCAGGAGAATATTTTGCATCCTTTAATATCTGTCCTGCAGTAGTCTTTAATGGATCTCCCATTGATGCTTGAAATATTTTTCTTTGATCATCTGCAATTTTTCTAACAGTTTTAGATAATAATCCTCTTCCGCCACCTGCTGATTTATTAGATGTTTGTAAATCAAAAGCAAAATGTTTTGCACTTAATGCTCGTGACTTTGTTAAATCTCCTCCACCTACAAATCTGCCAGTTTGATCTGGAGCAAGTCCCATTCTATAAAGACCACGATCAATTATATAATCTTTTGATCTTGCATATTTAAGTTGTTTTTCTGGATCCGATGCAAATTTATTAAAATCTGTTTTAGAAATATAAAGGGTTTCTTCGCCAACTTTAATGGGAACCATATCTTTTAATACATGATGGAACTGAGATTGTCTTCCTTGCTTATACTTTCCACCACCATGCCACGCTTGTTGTATTAGCGCTGCTCTTTCTGGATCTATATTTTTTAATTTATTTAATTTATTTATAAATTTTGTATCAAACTCTCCTTTTAAATTTGCTAATATCTTATCTGATTGATTACCCTCAAGCATATATCTAGATATTGCTTCTTTCATTACTTTTTCGTTAGGAGATGGATCTATACCATCTGAATATTTTTTAGTAACATTTCCAGCAGCAATATGAACAGAGTGTAATTTTTTCCAGTCTACCTTTTTGCCTTCTTCAAGTCTTTGATACATTGCCTCATATGCTTGCTTTTCAACTGGATTTAGATTCCATTTATCTATTAATTTTCTTAATTTTGGTAAATCAGAATTAATTTCTTTTAATATGGCATCTTCATATTGCTTTGCAGTCATGCCTGATGCTATAGAAGATGTTTCTTGTGCAAAAAACTTTTTAGCGCCACCCTTGACACCGAGTAGGTTTATTAATCCCATTTCTCCCATTCCTGGAAGATTACTTGCATAATCTCTAAAGCCAGAAGCCCTTGCAAATACACCAGCAGTACCAACATCTGCCAATATATTTCCAGATATGTTTGCTTGTTGTAAATCTTTATCTGCTCTTAAAGTTGATGCAACCAACTGTTTAATCATGTCTCTCTTTGTAAATTTACCAGTTGCTGCTGCAATTTTTGGATCATATGGTGATTCTAAAACAATTAATTTTCTCTGACCAGTTGAATCTGTTGGATCAATCATTGTTCTAATTTCTTGTTTTGGAGATGTCAAGCCATGAACTTCTCTTGCTATTTCTGTAGCACGAACTTCTGCTAAAGCAGTTTTCTCATCCATAGTTGGCTTAACAACTACAAGTTTTCCATCTGGCTTTCTATATACTCCACCTACTCCACGAATTGGAAAACTTCTGCCAGAGAATGGTTGTAGCAATGTACCAAAATCTGTCGGAGGCATTTTAGAAAATTTTCCAGATCTAACTGCAGCATCTATTCTTGCAGCAATTTCTCTTGATTGTGTTGTTTCTGCAAAACGCTTTGGCATACCGATATCCACAGCGCCAGACTGTTTAATTGGATGATTTGAACCCCATGGTAATCTTCCAGTTGCAAATCCTGGAACATTATCATTAAACATTGCAGTAATGAGTCCACGATATTTTTCAGAAGTCTTGGTAGGAATAATTGCCTCACCTGGAGAAACCATTGCTGGAACAACATCGCCAGCACCCTTTGGTCCTGGAACACTAACTATTCCATCTGCAAACTTTTTAACTTTTGGAATCGGAGGTAAATTTTTAACAGCCTTAACTGTTCCACCCATCCCCCCAACAAATAGACCTGGATTTTGTTGTGCCATTGCTCTCATTTGACTACTTAATTGCATATAGGCTTCTGCTAATTGAATTGCTGCAACTTTTTCAACGTTAAAAACTTCTGTTAGTTTTGTATGTGTATTATGTAATGCTTGTGCTGATGCCTGTTGATCAATTTGTTCTTGTGTTACATAATTAAAACCAGCACCTAAAACATTTGTTTGTCCATTAAGTTTAGCAATTCCACCTCTAATTGTTGCAAATAATTTAATTAAATTGGCCAAACCATTTGCAAGAAGACCGAATGTCATTAATAAAACTGGACCTAAACCAGCAACCAAACCTGCAATAATTGTTATAACTTTTTTGGTTCCGTCTCCTAAATTATTAAATTTTTCAAATAACTTTCCAAAAAACTTTACTATAGGAGTTACTGCTTCTAAAAATGATTTGCCAAGTGGCATTATGTCTTGTTTGAACTGTTCAACTGCTGCCTGAAATTTTGTACCTACTGCATCCTGAACCTTTTTCATTTCTCGTTCAGACAAAATTGCTAACTCTTCTACAGATGCTCCTGCTAAATCAAATGCTCTTGATGCCTGTGATCCACCTTTTGCAACATTTTGGAATAATGTAGATAAACGTGCAAATTGGAATTTACCAAATAACTGTTCAATAGCACGAGCACGATTAAGTGGATCAAGCGTATCAAGTGCTCTTGCAAAACCAACTACTATACCTTTAATGTCGCCCTTATTGGCTTCTATCAAACCTTTAATATTAATTCCAAATCCAGCAAGCATATCCGATGCTCGTTTTGTTGGATTAATTAATGCTGCAAGGCCAGACTTAATTGCGTTGGCACCTTCTGCTGCATTGATTCCACCTTCTTTCATTGCTGTAAGGAAGAATGCAAGATCTTCAACACTACCACCAAGTTGTTTAATAACTGGTGCTGCTTTAGGAATGGCAGTTGTTAAATCATCAATAGATAATACTGTTTGGTTTTCAACAGCATTTAAAAAGTTAATCTTTTCTGCAAGTTGATCTGCAGATAACCCAAAGGCATTTTGTAATGATATTGTTGTTTCAAGTGCTTTTTGCTGATCAATTTGTCCAAGAACTGCAAGTTTAGTCGCAGCATTAACCTGCTGTGTTAATGCTTTACCTGAGAAACCTGCTGCTGCTGCAGTAGATGCCATATCCATTGTATCTTTAACTGCAACGCCATATTTAATATATTCTTTGGCAAGCATTTTAATATTTTGTACTGCTGCCTCTACTTCTGAATCATTAGTAAATGCATCACCATAAACACGTCTAAACTTAACAGTGGCTTGCTCTAATTCTCTAAATGCTTTAGATGCATAACCACCTAGCATCATCATTGGTATAGATAAACCAACCATTAACTGACGGCCAGCCCATTGCATGTTTTTACCAAAATTAAGGAGATTTGTGGATCCTTGCATTAATAATTTATTTAAAATTTGTTGTCTCTGTGCAGCATATTGAATTCTAGTTCCAAGTTCTGTAAATCTACCATTGGCCATTGCCAAAGACCTTGGCATTATTTTTAATGCATCAATAAAGCCAGCATTTGCTTTGTTTAATTGTATATATTGTGACTGAAGAAGTTTTACCCTATCTCTACGAGCACGATTAATAATTTCTCGTTCTTGTGCAAATGCCTTGGATAAAAGAGTAGTATTGGCTGTAGCAGCAGCCATAGAGTATCTGTAATATTCACGAAGAGATAATTTATTTTTTTCTAATGCATTGGTAAAAGATAAAGTACTTGATGCAACCTTAGTCTGACTTGCAGAGAATTTTCCAGTTGCACCTATTGTTTGTATTAATTGAGCATTTAAACCTTTTTGAGCATTTGCTGCAGCAAGGTTACCCTCAGCAAGAGTCTGGTGAAACGTGCTGAGGCCAGCCTGTAATTTTCTTAACTGTGCTAAGGCATCGGCAGTGTTAAAATTTATATTAATATTAGAATTTACATCTGCCAATTTTCATAACACCTCTTTTTATTTATTTTTACTTAGACATGGAACTAATTAATGTACTTGCATCAGCATTTTGGAATCCTGTTGCAGCATCAATAATTTCATAGACTGTAGGAAGATCTAGTAAGTTTTCTAAATCATCTTTATTTTCTGATAATTCTGGTTTATATTGTTTCATCGCAATCTGAACACAATCTAACAAGATATCCATTGATTTATCATTATCATCACTAACGGTTGCTAAATCAGCAAACTTCTTCATAAAAGGTCTTAGCAATGAGATCTTTAATGGTTGTACAGCAAGTTCTGATCCATCGATGAGTTTTACAGTCTTTTTTGTAGGCTTTTCTGCCATTATTCCTCCTTAAGGTAAGTGAAATAATTATACCACAATCAACCTTTATTTTTGGGTAAGATCTTCGTATTCTAATCCCAAACCAATACCAAAACCAGCCGTAGTTGCATTTTGTCCTTGTAGTGCTAATATGTCTTTTGAGTCTGCTGCTTTGCCACCACTAAATACCCTGGCTTTCATTTCTTCCCATGCGTCCTGTTTACCACTTGCTTTATCTAAATCTACACCCTGCATTGCTGCCAAAAACTTTTTTTGCTCATAATCTAAGTCTCTTTTTATTTTTAAAGTTGCTGTCATCTCTGGCATTGACATTGAAGATTCTAGTTCTTCATAATCTTTCCAAATACCGAGAAGAAAAACCTCTGACTCTAATTCTGCCAAATCTAAGTCATCCCAAGTTGATCCACTTTTTTCGGCTTGCTCTTTTACTGGTTTTTCAGATTTTTCATTTATTTTAATGCCTGCAGAATATTCTAATATTTTATATACTGTTGGAAGGTCAATTCTATCCTCTAATTGTTGTTGTGTTTTTATTTCTGGACAATACTGCCTCATCATAATAGTTGTGCAGTATGCCAATGCATCTATTGCCTCATCATCATTTTTAGATTTTTTAACCCGTTCAAATTCTTGCATAAATAATTTTAAATATTTTATTTTTAAAGGAGTAATGTATAGTTCTGTTCCATCAATTAATGTCACAATTGTATTATCATAAATTTGAGTTGGCATAAATACATTATACCAAAACAGAAAAACCCAGTCATAAAGACTGGGTCTCCTGTATTATTAAGTTGTATTATGCTGGGATAGTACGATCTACGATCTTACCATATGAACCTGCATCATTTGGAAGAAGACGGAATGAAACTTCAAACATAGAAGCAGCATCACGCTTTGCAGACACGGTTACATTTTCAATTGAAAGTGCACGGTATGCAACATAAACTCTTTCGATCTGGTCAGATGCAGCGCAATCACCAGTTCCAGGTCCTACAGCAACCAAACCACGTTCGACTGGGCATTCACCGATGTCGCCTGCGGAAAGATTTAATGTTGGATTACCAGATACGCTTGTTAGATTGCTATCCTTGCTTGCAAGTGCAAACAAAAGATTTTCCAATGTTGCTTCAGCAAATGTAGTATTAAGATTAACCTTCATACCTTGCTTGAACAACTTTGCAACGTCAAGAACCTGATCGACAGATACTTCTCCAAAGTCTGGCTGGAATTGAAGTTCCAAACCATTCATTGTATATCCTACGTTACGGAACCCTTCTTCATCAGAAAGAGTCGTCTTGTAAGATACGCCTGCTGAATATCCTGGAAGGACACCAGCCTCTGGCAAAACGCCATCTTCATATGTGAAGAGGGCAGCAGCACCAACGATAATGTTGTTGCTTGTACCACGAGTATAAGCCATATATTTCACCTCTTTATTTTTCTAGAAATTAAAAGGCGTGTTTCCTCATTGATAATTATACAGCCTTTTTATTAGTTTATTTGGGTATCATTATATGTAGTTTTAGACCCAGAACGTTTTTCACCGACACTGTGATAGCAGTAGTTTACTATAATCTTATTGCCTGCATAGGTTCTGGCAGTTCCAAAATCAATAATGTCTCTAGTTTCTTGTAAATGGTAGATGTTTGTTTCATGAAAATATACTGGAAGAAATGACTTTTCATTTGTAGTACCCTTATTTTTAATATATACATCATCTTCTAGTTTAGATTTAATCCAGGTATTTAGTTCCTGAGCAGATTCGTCTCCCCTATCAAGTAGGTCTGATATATGCTGGAGAGCATCAAGCATGTATGGAATATCTAAGGCATAAAAATAATAAATGGCCTGTTCATCTTTAATGTGTGGGAAAGGACTTCTACGCAATCTAAACATTCTATCGTATACCGCAAATAATTGTCCTTCATTATTTATAACAGCAGTTTGTGTTAATTGTTCAATTGTTGATGGACTTGTTGGGAAAAATGGAACATCTACATCTATATTTGCTGGTGGCAAAAGATCTGATAGTTTTTCTCTTAAATAGTCATTAATAAAAATTATTGGATTAGATATAGCCATTATCGAATCACTCCTGCACTAGCAACCCATTGGTATCCTGTACGAATACCAGCAGATCTGCCTTGTAATTTTCCAGCCCTAATATTTTGTTTATATACTTTTGGATATTTAAAATGTTCTTGTAGTCCACTTGCCTTTAAAAATGATTGTCTAAAGTAATTACCAAAAAAATTATTAATAGTATTTTCAAATTGACCTTGTGTCTGTCCTCCTGGATTTTCTACAACTATAGGATTTTTTGTAAATACTGGTTCTCCATCTATTTCAAATCTTAGTGCATTTGCTTTTTTAGGTGCAATAGTAACTGCAATTCCTTTTTCCATTATTTCTGCCTTATTATAAAAAGGAACATTTGATCCGTCCTTAATTGATGATGATTGTTTAAACGATGATTTAAATGTAAGTCCTACATTGCTAATAGTAAAACTAATATCAAAAAGTCTTGCCTCTGGGCTTCCTGTTTTATCCCACTCGTATACGTGATGTAGAAGTTGTGGTGCCACTCTTGCATTTGCATCTATAAATTGTGAAGCATATTCTGAAATTTGTGGTCCAAGTGCTGAGTATAATGCCCTCTTTCCTCTTTGCATTCCTTCCAAAAATCCAAAAGAATACTCCATAATATTATTCATTTCTTGTTTAAATTTTCTTGAATCAGTAATTACTTTCATATATTTACCGCCTGATTTTCTGATCTACGAATAATTAATTTATAATATTCAACACCACCGAAAGGTCCAACAAATGGTTCGTGAGTTGCTATTTCAAATATTGTTGACTTGCCAGAACGTGGCCCAGATGTTTCTAAATATATTTCATTACAGTTATTATCTTTAATATTTGTAATAATAACATTGTTTATAGAGTTGCGATCATCTAAACTAGAAATTCTAATATCAGTTTTAACTCTTCCAATTAATATTTTATCCTGTGTAATATTTAAATTGGGAACAACTTCTTCTCTAAAAGCAGTACCTGCAGGAGCAAATGAACATGCAATTGTTCTATCAAGAACCCAAGTTTTTTGAACGTTTCCGTAAGGTCCTTGTTCAACTATTGGATGATATACATCTGCTTGCATAGGAAATGCGAAGTCTGTGGTTTCGCATATAGCCATTATAAAACTCCTGGCTTAGTTATGACCTTAAGATATTTATCTAAAATTTTATCAACAATCATATTTCCAGTTCCCGACATCATTGCCTTATCGAACTGGATTTTAAATTGATCTGTATTATATGAATTAATGTATCGTTTATAATAGTCTAACTTTCCACAATCAATATCTTCTATAAGCATTTTTGTTGCTGCTCTAACATCTGGAGGAACAACACGATATCCGACATCCATAACTACTGTATAATCAAATCCTCTTGGGAAATCACCAATTTTATAACCTGCAAAACCCAAATCTCCGTGTGCAGTCATAGTTTTTGGTGGGTTATATTCAAGTCTATTTCTTTCGTCGGTTGCCGTTGCATTTTCTTCTCTATAGATTGCAGAATTATCATACAATATTCCATAAGAATATGGATAACTACTTTCATCTTCTGCATCATAAACTAAAACATTATTTTCATAAACTTTTAAAACTTTGTTTGAATCATGCCATAAATGCAAATAGTCAGTTCCTTGTCCGACAACATTTAAAACAAGTTTATGGTTATAGAATCCATCTCCAACATATGTATCGATAATTGATCTTGCAATAAGTTCGTACATTTTATATTTACTAATTTCAGATGCCGTAGTTCCATAATCTGATGGGTTAACATATGGTCTTGTAATTGTTAGGTTATCTTCATATAAAATATGCTCATGTTCTGAATCATAAAATCTAATTAAAAAGTCTCTATCGAACTGAACTTTTGATAATGGTAATTGATAAACCAGTGTTCCATTTGCATCTGAAAATAAATTTGTTTCTTCAAATGAGTGATCCACCAAATCCTCAACATAGACAATGTACTCATAATTTGCTATGGGTAATGTCCATGTAGTTATTAGAGGATAGGGTGGAACTCTCAGTACTTCCATTTAGCGACCAAACTCCTCTGCTACTTCTTCTGATGTAGCAAGACGAATATGACTTCTCTTAAGCCATGCTTCTGCCTGATCTGGTGTTACGATGTTATATCCACGATATACCTTGCCAACTCCTGGCAGACTAACATTCTTTGTAGAATGAATAGCAACTGTTTTCTTTTGTGGAGCAGCAGGCTTCTCTGGTGTTTTTTCAACAAGTGTTGCGCCAATAACACCATTTGCAACAGAACCCATACCTTGAACAGTGTTAGATCCCTGTGCAATATTGTCTGTTGTAATTACTCCAGCATTTTTATTTTCTTCTGCTGCAGTAACTTTGTATTTTTCCCATGCGGAAACTTCTGGTGTTGGTGTTTGTTCTTCTACCTTTGTCTCTGGCATAGGAGCCTCAACAACTGGTTCAACAACTGACTCAGCAACTGGTTCGGCAACTGGTTCAGCAACAACTGGTTGTGCGTCTTCAATAAAATTATTTTCTTCCATTATTTAACCTCCTATGTAACTATTATAACAGAATACTAAAAAGTAAGAGGGGGAGGAGATCATTCCCCTGCCCCCTCTCAAAGGTTACTGTTACAGATTACTCATCTGAAGCAGCATCGGCCCAAACGATTGCATCTTCTTCTTCCCATTGAATACCGAAGCGAACGAATACAGTATATTCAATTGTATCCTTCTTCGCCTTGTACTCACGGTTTACAACGATGTCTCTCTGGAAACCCCATACACGGTTCTGAGGGAATGTCAAATCGACATAACCTTCAGGATAGTAAGGAACTTCCTGTACGTCAATTCCGAGAACACGTGTTGTACGTGCTCCACCGAATGTCTGACCGTTTCCATCAAGGTATGCTTGACGGTTTGCAGCAGTACCAGCAACACGGTTGCCCATTGCTTCAGCAATTGCATCAGCAAGAGTTCCGTTATGCTTTACGATACCTGCAAATGTATCTGTACCGACATAGAACTTAAGATTGTTCTTAAGAGCACGGTACTTACGTGGCAATGCAAGAATAAGATTCTGCATTACTTCTGGTGTCCAAGCATTATCAGCAACAGTAACGGCAGCCTCATGTGAGTCTCCATTATCTTGATGCTTCTTAATAAAGCCCTTCATGATTGAAAGGAAGTTGCCTGTAGAAGCATCACCATTGATAGCAAGATCTTCGATATCATTAGCGAATGCATTTGTCATCAAGCGAACAAGATGATCTTCAAGCGCAGCCCCCTCAATATTATCTTCAAGTGCTTCAGCAGATACTTCCCAATCAAGACGAATCTTCTTGGTTGTAAGTTCTACCTTAGTGAATGTAGCACCAGCATTTGTATAATCTCCGAGACCTTGAGCAGCAGCACGAATTACTCGTTCACCAACGTTAACTTTTTCAAGTTCCATGGTGTTTGCTCTCATTGTGACACGGCGACCATCCTGGGCGAGAACTGTAGCATCCCAAACGTAATCAATGAAACGTTGTGCTTGTTCAGGGCGTAGGATACCGCTTCCAGCCTCACCTGAAGGATTTACTGCGTTTGGTCCTGTTGTAAGACCTAGGTTAGCGTTTGGGATATTACCCAAGACACCACCATCAGTATAGTTACCAGGAATGTTAGAACCTGCTTCAGATCCAGATGCAAATGCACCTTGTGCCTGATAAAGGCCTGGCTGTGTGGAGCCAAGTTGTCCAGATTCTCCTGGTTGGTTTTTCTTTATTTCTTCCGACATATTGTCACCTCCAAGTTTTTTACTTATCTAAATAAGTCGGCTGTTTTGAGGAAACGTCCGCCCCATAGGGATTTTTCCATCATTTCTGATGGTTGTTCCTGAACGATCTCGCCTAGATCGCCAGACTTTCGGAATGCTGTATCTGCTTCTACTGCGTCAACACGCTTTCCAAAATTATTAAAACGGTCATTGATTGCAGCAATATCTTTGGCGACTGCATCTAATGAACTCTTTACTGCATCTGTATCAACTTTGCTTGACTTAAGTACTTCTACTTCTGCCTGCAAAGACTTTACAGTTTCAACTAAATCGCTAAAGGCTGTTGAGATTGTGCTCTTGATGTCTGCTATTGATTCAGCAATAACTTCATCTGATTTCTTCTTTGCCTTAGCCTCTTCTTCCATCTCAGCATTTGGACCTTCTGCTGCATCTTCTGCTGCATTTTCCTCATCTGGATGTGGCTTCTTTGCAGCCTTTTCTGTATCAGCAAATTCAGTTGTTTCAACAACAACTTCGTCAGCCTTCTCAGTTTCAACTGCAGGAGTTTCGGCAACTGCCTCTGGAGCGATTTCTTCTGACTTAGCAATTTCTGTTACTTCTTCAGTAACTTTCTTTGTTTTTGCCATAGGATTTTCCTCCTTTGAAATCTTAGCATCAATGCCTTTAGCACTATCTACTAAGAATTTGACTATATCCATTTTTTCGTTGTCTTCTTTTTCAACGAAACCTATATTCTTCATTTCATTACCAGTTATTGGACTATTAACTGTTTCTTGATCTGAAACCATTACAATTCCAGATTCTTCATCATAAAAAACATTTTCAAGTGCAACATCTGCACCTTTAACAACAGCAACACCATCTACCTTTTCAACATGCATAATGTTTGCAAACTGATTTGCTGGGGAATCTACAAGACTCAACTCAACAAGATCATAATCTTTAATAATTCTAATTGTAGAATCTGACTTCTCATCATAACCATCATCCCACTTATTCATACGACCACCAATTGAGAATCCTGTATATGTACCGTCCAAAACTTTTTCCCATGCATCGTTAGCACCTTTAGAAATATATGCAGAAACAAAAACTCCAGAATAAAACTTTTTAGATTCTGCATCAAAATACTTATCTTCTTTAAATGAAACCATCTTTCCTACTGCTGATGGTTGATGCATTTCACGAATGTTTCCACGGAAATTAGAAAATGCTTTCATTGATGCGTCTGCTGTTACAATATCACCTTGCTTATCAACATTGTCAAGAGATGCAAAACCTGAGACGATACGTCTCTCCTTATCAACCTTCGCAAATGGAAGGGAAAGTCTTACTGATTCGCCATCGGTGTCCCAATGGGCTTTAGATATAGTCATACTAGAATATATTATAGAGCCTTTTTTACACAAATGTTAATAAACTGTGTATAAACCTGTGGATAGTTATTGTGACGATCTACCCTCACCCTTTGGATTTCTACCAGAAATTGTGGCAGGTCCATCGGACTGATTGTTTAATCTTTCTCCATCTCTTGCACGATTTGCTGTAGCATTTGCTGCATCTTGTGGCTTAAGTTGAAGAGGCTCGTCTCCTCCTTCCCTTTGTGGAAGTCCCAAGACAGTTCTTGCTTCATTAGGAAGCATAACTTGGGCTTTAACATATCTTTCAAGAATCTGAGATTGAGCAATTTCATCAGTTAATGTAAGTTCATTAAACTTTAGAACTAAAATATCAGTTTGTTCTTTAATAATTTTATTTAATATTTTCTCTAATTCTCTTTGTGCTGGACGTGCAACCTGCTCCTTGAATGTTCGATCTTGTGCAAGTGCTGCTGCAACTCCACCAGAATCTCCTCCACCAATTTTTGATAATGGTACTTGATGTGCAATTAAAATATCATCACGATTTTGTTTACGATATCTTTCAAAAGAACCTTCTTGAATACCGTTCTCAATTGGCTCCATCTTGAAGTCAACCTTATTTGTATCGCTATCTCCAGGAAGTGGAATGTATAGGGTTCTGTGTGATTGACCTTTAAGATTTGTTTGTAGGAATCTAAACATTTTGTCTTCTGCGTCTGCAGATAAACGAGCACCCTTTAATGTAACAACATATCTAGGAACAGCCTTGTTACTAAAATAATCAATGTTATATTGAGATGCTAAATGATCTCCATGTAATGAATTAATTGCAGACAAAACATCTGGAACGCCATAGAATGTATTCAATGGTGAATATTGTTTAAAGTGAATAATTTCATTTGGTCTTGGATCTGCAGTAATCGGATTAGGATTAGTTGCACCAAAATTTCTAAAATATACAACCTTTTGACCTATAATCTGAACGTAGCCATCACGAACTCTGCGAACACGAACAGTTGTTGCTGGAATATGTCCTACATAACCAATTTGCCCAGTCGTAGTTCTACCAATTTCAAGATATCCATTTCCTATTGCCTGCATATCTGTATAAACTTTTGTCATTGTTGTTGTAAAAGAATCATCATCATTTAGAGATTCTAACCAAGCATGCATTTCAATCTTGGCTCTTTCAATTCTATTTCGTGCTCTTGCTACTTGATCTTTATCTTGATTTGATTCAAGACGAAGCATTGTACTTGGAGAAACCTCAAAGTCATAACCTAGTCCAACAATGTTTTCTACTTTAGCATCAATAGCAGCATGATTAGCAAATGAAGTATCATAATAATTAGCAAGTTCGTAAACGTTCCATGGTGGAGTAATTACATCAAACAGTCCATAGGCGTTTCTATATACAACGCCAGGATTAATCTCTTTTGATTTTGCCCCATCAATACCTTGCTGTTCTGCTTTTGCACTATCAAGATATCCCTGTGTGTTTTCTGGAGATAATGCTTTGTCTACAAGTCTTCCTGTTCTGCGTTTAAAATTATTATCTAATCCAGAATATGATTTAATAGTATTCCATGAACCATTAAATGGATCTTCGCTTTTAAATTGATCTAACGGACTTGATAGATTATCAATTTTTGCACCAATTATAAATTCTTGTTCTTCTGACATTAGTCTTGTGCTCCGTATTTCTTAACAGTTTGTTGTGCATCATATACTGAGCCGAGGTCGTTTAGATTAGGAATCCAACCTTCCATCATTCTTTGTTTTTGTTCTGAATATTCTTCATCCGTTACCCTGCCCAAACCAGGAAAGAAATGAGGCTCCCCTTCTGGTTCTCCGTAATATGCTGCTGCCTTTTTTAATTCTGCAATTTTAGAAATATCACCCTTCATTGAAGGTATATTTAAAATATTTCCCTGGCCATCGGTAAACCATTTACCGTTTGCCTTTTTCCAAACGTATAAACCCCAATCATAATTTTTTTCAATCATTGTAACCTTAGTGTCGCCAATCTGACCAGGCATTCTTGGCTTACCGTCTTTACCAAATGGGAGTTGATTATTGTTTTTCATTACCACAAGTATACCATATTATGCTGCTGAAGAGGTTGTTTGTTGCCAAAGAACGTTTTGATATACGCTATATTCACACTGACCTATTCCAAAAACCTTGTCTGATGACACAGAAAGTTTATTAGTTCCAACATAACTCTTATAAATATCTTCTGGATTTACACCATAGTAACTAATAGAGGACGCAACAAGCACTCCCTGCCATAGGAAAAAGCCTGGAAGCCAGTCTTCCCAATGTAAAATAAGTGGACCAGACCTCTTAACTTGGAACCATGGTCTATTTGATACCTTTTGAACTTCTTGTAAGTTTGTTGATTGATAGTAGGAAATATTATTAAATAATAATGGACCATTTAATTTTATTGATCCAGATGTTCCAGAAATATCAAGTAGATTAGAAAAAGATATGCCTAAGAAAGACCACTGCTTTATTGAGATTATCGGATCTTTAACAATTTTGCCATTTAGATAAAATGCAATTCCATCTTCTGTTCTACCAGTTTTTGCATTAATTCCATATATCTTTGCTCTTTGTCCAGTTTGATCAGTAGCAACCATGTAAAATCTAATATAAGAATTTTTTGCCTCTACTTCAAATATTTGTGTTGGAGCATAAGGAAAATAGTCTTCGTCAAATCTTAATGCAAGTTGCATTGCCATAACTTTATCAAAATTACTCAGTCCATCTTTATTAATTGGAATTAGCAATCCCCTGTTAACTAATGGATCAAACTTTCCTCTTAGTTGTATCCCACTATTTCTTGTCATATATAAATATGGAGATGTTGCTTTATATATGCTATATGGGTTCTTTCCTTTGTAAGAATAATAAATTCCAGATTTTCTATATGGATACATTTTTTCATATGGACTTGTGCCGATAGGATTGTTTGATTGATTAAATGCTTGTGAACAATATTCCAATTTTTTAATTCTTATTTTATTTCTCAATATATTTTTTACATCAAACTCTAAATGAGTAACAATTGCAAGATCATTAAAATCAACACCCTTTGGAGGATAAATAATCATATTATCTATAGTTTCATACTTTGTAGAAATCCAATTTTCTCCTGGCTCTACCGTTGATTCTTTTGCTGCTGGCTCTATGTTAGTAAAAAATCTAGATGTTTGGTTTGCCCCACTCTGGACATATTGAAAAGTAATATATGATCTAACCTTTGCATCAGATGTATCATATTTATATGTTCTTGTTGTATTATATTGTAAATCAGTATAATCTCTATATCCAGTAAATAAGAAATTATCTAATGAATCATATTTTCTTTTTCTTGGATAATTATATTGATTATAAAGTTCTGCATATGTCCATTCTTCTCCTGCAGACTCTACTTCATAAAATTTAGATGGTGCTGGATAATCAATATTAAATTGCAAGAAATCTAAATCGTAAAAATAATCACCCTGTGAGTCTTCAACAAATTGAGCATAATATGTAAGTGGTTGATAATCTTCCCAGTATCCAGCAATATCTATGTCTAGCCCATATTCATTTAAATATTTTGATGCCACTAAAGTATATGATGCCGTGTGATCTAAAATTTTATCAAACAACATAAGTCCAACAGTTCCGCCGTCTATTAAACTATCCCATAACTCTCTATTGTAAAGGCCAGCATCAATAACTAAAGCGTTTTGATAATCATCTATACTTGAATAGTCTGCTGGTAATCCATTTGGTCCAAATGCTGATGCAATTAATGAAGTATTTCTATCATTTGACAATCCAAATTTATAAATATTTCCATCAAACCATGAAGCAGAAAATTCATCATTACCTATATATAATTTACACTGAGAAATATTTCCTAAAATAGAAGCAACCTCTGCGCCAAACCAATTAATTATATTTGGTAAATAAATTCCTGCATAAAACTTTTCTCCTTTATTAATTGAGATACTTTGCTCATGAATTTCTTTTGGTTCTTGATTTCCAAACTTAACAACATATTTTATTTTTGAACTATTTTCATATAAATAAACATGAAGGTAGTTTTGGTTTAAGTCGATAATTTTAAATAATGTCATTGGCTGCTCAACACTATTTATATATCTAGGATCACCAGTTCTTTTAAATACACCATATATAGTTTTTACTTGTTGCTGTAAAAAATTTAAGTTTTCAAAATATATCTGTGCGTTATAGTTTTCATTTGGTCTTACTTTAAAATATTCATCGCCTAGTTCTGATGATAGAGATGAGTTTGCGCTAACCCAATCTTTATAGTATGACTCACTATTTGCACCCTGATGATTTATTAAAAATTTTGGTAAAGAATAATTAGGAGTTGAAAGTGTATTATTTTCTGTAGAAAGATTATCATTAATACCCTGATTCCATTTTCCAATATTTGGATATGAATAATTGTTTGAATAATCTGCAAATGAATAATCAATTAATAAAGATTTACCGCTATAAGCAGTATTAATATTATCAGGAGCCTCAACTCCTTGACCATAAACAAATCTTCTTTTTGCAAGAATGTTTGAGACTTTATATGGGTAAATTCCAACGCAATCTAGTTCTATTGGGGTTACATCATCATATGCCCAAAAACCAAGCCATTCTTTAGAAGATGTAAAGTTTATATCTTCTGTTTTTTGATATATAGAAATAACCTCTTCGCCATTTATGTATAACTTAAATGAATCTTCTAAATATAATATATGAACAAGCATTGGTCTAACCCATTCGCCTACATAATGAGATCCAGACTTGTCGCCTATCTTTAATACAATAAATGGTCCATCTACATACAGACCATTGTCGTCTTCAATATTTCCAAATATTTTTTTAGGTTCTGTTGTACTTGAGTTAACCCGCAACCACATTTCTACAGTATATGTTTTATATTTACCAGAATTATTTAAGAACCCGAGTGAGGGAAGAATTAAGGATGGCTTATTGTCATTAGGATAAATAATAGTGCAACTAGATGTTCCATAAACCATTGGTGCACCAGAATTTTTTGCACGTAAAGAATTTTGATTAATTAAATAGTATCCATCATTTTCTTCCAAGCCATAGGATCTTGCTGGATATCCATATGTTGTTTCACTAAATATTCCAGATGGTATTTGTACTGGTTCTATACCTAAAGATGTTGATGAAAATTCTTCTGACCATTGTCCAAAAGAAACTCCATTAACAAGAATATAGTTTTCAAATTCTTCGAATCCCCCCAGGAATCTTCCTTTAAGAATAAGTCGCACTGGCCCAGATTCATTTGGAATTTCAAATGTTTCAGATAAAAATATCCATCTTTCTGTTATTGCAATATTAAATATTTTTGTAGTTTGGCTCCAACCACCTGTTGCTGGATTGTAATACTCATATCCTAATTCATAACCAGTTATATAGGGGCTTCCCGTATATACGTATGCGCCAATTGCAAATGTTCCAAGACTTGTTTGTAATTGACTAAAATCTAATACCTCTGGACTTTGACATAAAAAAGTTGCTTCGCCGTCACCTAAATTTTCTACAACATCAACAACAATTCTTGTTATACTACTATCTATAAATGGTTCATTTTTTACATTTGTTACCTGTGTTGCTGTACAACCAGTGGTAGTCCAGTTATAAACGTTTCTATTTGAATTTGATATAAGCGAAACATAGTCTGCAGAATCATCTAACGACCATAAGCCAGAAGGGTGTTCTGAGAAGGCTTTATCTGCATATAAGTTTGACAAGATAGACATTATGGGTCTATTTTATCATACTACGATATTTTTAATTCACAAGCATCTGTAGTGCAATACATTTCGCCTTGTGCTTCTAAATTCTCAGCACCGTCATAAATAGCAGACCAATCGATCTTTTTGATTTGACCAATATAACTGTTATATTCTTCTTCTGTTATTTGTGTATATGGTTGTTGAGGATAAGTATGATTTCCCATCGGCAAGAATGAAACAGCCTTTAATTGTCCCTCGTACATATGTAGAGCAGGCGCTACGTGCTTTGCTTCAGTTTCTTTGTCAAATGAAAGCGTTACAGAAACGCCATTATCAGACCAGTATTTCTGAGCAGTAGCAGCAAGCGCAATCTTTTCAAACAATGTAACATCTTTTTCAGATCGTGGATGTCCAGAGTGAACTGGGAAATATACGACAGTTGTATTCGCAGATACAAGATCAGCCTCCATCTTATATCCAGCAGCCTTGAACAAATGAATCATTGGGTCGGTATTCCCAAAACGAATTGCTCTCAAGAAATAATCTCCGCCTGGTGCCCAATGAACTCCTGGAGTTGCGCCAGAAAGAATTGATACAGACCCTGATGGCTTAACAGTTGTGACTCTAATGGATTCACGAACACATAACCACTCAGAATAAGAA